CATCGGCAGTGGCGCGACCAGTTGCAGTCTCATGAACTGTCACAGACTTAACCTTCAGATCCGGATCCTCGCCATTGGCTGTTATGGTGTGTTCCATGATGAACTGAACCATGCGCAAGAAGAAGACTGACAACATCTCCGCAGACGGGTTGAACGGAACCATCACCCAGCGATCATTATGATTTTGGAAGAACTTCACATACTCGTCCGAATCTGTTGAGCAGATCACATGACAGTGGTCAAAGGTATCAATAAACTCCTTGATAGTGCCTTTCATCAAGCCGAAATCATACAGCATCTCTGCATTGTCCAGCTTGCGACCCTCGAACGTGAGTTCAAGCTTATATGAATGACCATGCACACTGTGCGAACAACGATCCGAAGTACAGTTGCGCACCACATGCGAACCTTCGAAGTTGAAAATTTTTGTTATCTCCATGTCTTAAAAATTTATATGTAAGAATATATATCATTGAGCATCAGGATTTAGCATTTCTTTCAGGCTTTTAGCCTCGCTAAAGTCCATTGTTACCCCCACACCAGTTACTTTCTTTATATAACGCTCCGGAGTTGTCACCTCCTTGTTGTTCATGTCATATACCTGTACCGGCTTAGAACACTGGGTGAGCATGCAAATCGGGTTGTGGGTCACACAAAGTATAGTTTGGAACTTTTTTGCAATAGTTTCGTTCCAGGTCATCTGCATACGAATGTCCAGACCCTCATCAATCTCATCAATGATAATCAGCGGATACCAGGCCTCACCAGCGGCGATAGTCTTGTCGCGAATGTCAATAATCTTGCGGATGAAGCGCACGAACTGAATCATAGTGGATTCGCCGCGAGAGCGTCTCATGGCGATCATACCCCCACCACAGACTAAACCTCCTGCTGTTGCAGCGTTGATAAAACTTGTCGGATCATCTGCCTGTGCGTCAAAACTGAAGATGTGAGTGAAGGGGGTGTCAGTTTCAATGGTTATATCCTTGTCGCGAATGACCCACTGACCATCTTCAATGCGGTTGTCCACCATACCTTCAAAACTCTTTTGACGATCTTTGGCAAGCGAGTCATTAGTGGCGCGGAGCGCACGAAGAATTGTTGACTTTCCACAACCATTAGTGCCGGTGACATATGTGATACCGTCCTGCACAGGAATTGTAAAGGTTTCCCCTGCTTTGAACTTGCGGTAATCCTTATTGATTTTGACTGTGATCCTGTTTTCTAACATGACGTTTACGAATTTGCGCGGTTAACTAATTCTTCCTGGATTCCTGAGTCTACATCGGCCCAAAATGCTGCAGCAGCACCAATCATTCCCTCGGTTCTACAAAGACTCATCCATTTGAGCCATATGTATTCTGCTCTGTCACCGAAGAGGCTCTTGCACTCGTCTTCGCTCCATGTATTCCACATGTACTTGAGGTAGTTGTCTATAATCTTTCTCATAATGTTCTTGTATGCGCTTTAGTGCGCTCTCGAAGATATATAACAAAGGTAGACTATATATTTAGTGTTAGAATCAAAAATTTGCGCATTTATTTGCGCTATATGCGCATCAAATAAAAAAGGTGAAGACTTATATTGTCTCCACCTAGATCGCTCGTTAGAGCGCATTAAAATATGTTATGTGAATTACTGCGCTGCAAGTACCTGATTGAACAACGCTGCAATCTCCCCACCCTGCGCAAGAGGAAGTTTGTTGCGAACCGCTGTCATAAGCGCCTTCATATCTCGTTTAGACAGCACATAGTCCGGTTTGTCTGCAAGGTACTCCTCGATAGCCTCTGTGAGAGCATCACGAACCTCCTCGGTTGTGGGTCCCTTAGGAATGAACTGCTCCAGTACCTCCAGTTCGGCGCGCTCAGCAGCGGCCAGATCTGCACGTCCTCCAGCTTCGTACTGTGTAATAGAGTCTTTGCGTTGTGCTGCCATCTTGAGCAGGATCTTATTCTTAGTCTCCTGGTTGATGGTTGCTCCTGACTTCTCTGCGTTGACAAACTCACACTTGATGAGCTTATATATCTCCAGTTCAGGTGAACGCGCTTTAGTTGCCTGAATGATCAGGTTGTCAATATCTTGTTTTAGTGCCATATTCTCTAAATTTATTTACGTTACGAATGATTAAGTCTTTGGTTTTCTGCGACAAGCGCTTAGTCATGAAGTCATCGATGATGATGTCCGGTTTGGTTGGCTCCTCTTCCAGCTCATAACCAGCAATTCCACACTTGACAGGATAACCAGTGTCGATGGTCTTTATGTAGTTCCCATATAACTTCTTTTCCATGGGACAATGTGAGCCCAGCAAGTGCACATGATGGAACTTCTTGAGCAACAACTCAGCCTGTTTAACGAAGCGAACTCGGCCCGCTGCATAACGCATATCATCTGTACCCCAAACATGACCACCATCATCAGCCATATTATTCACAAACATCTCCATGGCATTGTTGTCGGGACACTGTTTATAGAATGAATTGTGAAATGGAATGGCTACGTATTTGAGTCTTTCATTGTAATACAACATCAGGCAATCAAACAATTCATCGGCAGTGTTGCCCTGCGCTACAGCCAAAGGCTTCGGGATGTAATGGGCACTGAATGCAAACGAATGGATAATGTCTGAGAAATAATACTGGCTCAGGAATTTGAACGTTTTATCAATTGTCTTATCCTTGTCCATGAGCACATCGGGAAGAATGAATAAGTCTGGTCGCAGGTCAATGATAGCATCCGCATATTCAGCTAAGTCCAGAGTCTCTCCTTTTACATAGAACTCATAAGCCGAGTTGTCAAAGATCATCAGGCGACCCGGATTCTCATGCCTCATCCTCTTGTAGTACTCACGGTACTTAGGATACTGCTTATATAGGTGGAAAAGAACAAAATCATATTCATTGAGCTCCATGTTCATATCGAGCATGGTAAGCGGGAGTTCTGAGTTAATCTTCATTTACTTGCGTTGTTTATCGTTCTGAAACTGACCTTCATAGGTGTTCTCCACTGGAGCGGTCTCTGTGACAATTGCCTGAGCGATACGGGCACCCCGGTCGATGATTGTCGGACGAAGTACCTGCAAGAAACATCCTCCCTTCTCGGTCTGGAACCCTGCATCAAACTGACCTGAATGAACTAGCACTCCATTGCGTACTAGGGAGCTGCGAGTATGAAATCTCAGTGCTGCGTTGTTAGGCACTTTAATGCCTTCCATGAGTTCCGCCTCATAGTAACCAGGATCTAACAACCAGCTGCCATCTTTGGGCTCAATCTTGCTGGTTTCAGGAAGTGAAGTCTTGCCTTGTGCAGGGACATAACCCACACCCGACAATCTATATAGCGCACTAATGCGCACATCTATACCTTGCTGCTGAACAGCATTCTCTGCATAGTTCGAAACAATTCCTGCCTCGACTATTTGTTTTCCGGTGTATTGCATTTGTTCAATTTTATTGTTTTAACTTCAATATTAAGATAGTCAAGAATCTCATCAGTTATAGCTACACAACAACCGCGCCATAAAATTTTCTTGTCAGGACCGAATGTTGGCACAAATACGACTTTGATATCATGACCATCCAGTTTTAATGTGGTTGATGTCGTTTTTTGAGATGCGCTCGCAATCTCACGACCCAATTGCCCTAGGATGTAATTGGCTGCATGTCTGAGGTTTACAGTGGGCACTATACGCACATAGCTGTCCTCACCATCCTCAAAAAAGAAGAAGTGTTCATGTGCTACACTGTCGGTGCCCCAACCGGGTTTCTTCTTGTCATAGTCACTATATAATTCCACCAACAAGTCGTCCCAGGGTTGTGAGCGAAACTTCTCAGAGATCATCCACTCGCCTGGCCAGCCCGTTGGGTTGCGTAACACTACATCCACATCATGTCGTTGAAGATTGCCACCATTATTCCAGTCGGGTCTGTAGATGACTTTGTTTGGGAACAATTCTTTATATAGTGCATCTGCGCGTGGCCACCAGGTGCGTTCATACTTTAATCCTTCGTTAAATGTATTCATAATCTTACATGTCAAATAAGTTTGCTTCTATGTGACCATCCCAGTTGAGGTCCTTCAGACCTACGTTGCTCAGGATTCGATTGATAGGGTCTAGTACACACTTTTGAAACATTGCCTTACGGTCAATGGGTACGTACTGCTCGGCCCACTTGGGGAGCGCTGAGGGTTGGAATGTGAATATCACATCATTGTCGGTCTTCTTTTTCGGAGTGTTGGGCTTTACGATGTAATATTTCATCTTACCATTGTACAGGGGTTCGCCTGGCAGACCTTTAGTTTGCCTCAACCAATTGTAAAAAGCAAGACCGCGCACCTGGAATGGACACCCTTTCTTAACCACCACTCCCTGTAGAGGATCATCATCTGAGATTACATAGTCCATATAACCATTCACTGAAATGGCAGGTGATATATGGTCTATATCTGCTACCTCCCAGGCACGGCGCCCCTCTTGGCAGATTGCATTGAGCTCGTGGATGAGAGTGGGCGACTCAGACATCAGCAGGTGTTTAACCAGTTTTGTCAACAAGTCGCGTGCGGGTGCTGGGAAGCTTGCCTTAACCATTTCCAAACCCTTGGTTTTAGACTTCAAGTGATCCTCATCGAAGTACTTACCATCCTTGAAGATGAGCATCTGTGAATAACGCTTCTTGACATCCAACCGAATCTCTGAGTATGAAATAGTCTCCAGCTCGAATTCATGAACCATGTCCGTGTCTACGTTGCGTATATTTCTGCCACGATAGTACTCAGTCATGATCTCTTTATTATGACCATTCAAGAACTTCTCGCTGAGCGCTACTAATATCTTTGCCTTATCTGTAATGGACATATTCTCAACTCCTTCAATGGTGTCCAACAAACCTTCGTAACAGAAATAAATAGAATCCGTATCCCCTGCCACCGGCTGAACCAGAATGGTTTTGTCTTTTATATATGTATTTTCAATTTCCATATATCAATTTTGTTGGTTAATAATGTTTTAATATACCATTATTCAGGTGCATGTTTAATATACAGCGTATGTTTGACATGTCCCGAATCCCATATCTTGTGATAGGGTAGTTCAGACATTATCTCAGCCTCCGTCCTGCTTATATCAAACCCCAACTGTGCCAGTCGAGTCTTGCAGAATGATGTTCTGTGATAACGCTGGTTGGTCTGTTTGTGGATGTACCAATAGGCTGGGGTTATTTTGTTATCAGTTTCAAAGCCCAACTTCTTATATACATCACCATTACTGATATCGTTTGAACTGAACGAAACTATTTTGTCTGGGTTGTGCTGTTTTATAAACATCTTTATAAATCGTGCTGCCAGGCCCAGGATCTGCCAGTTCAACAAAGTACAGAAGCGGGTCAGTTCCCAGCAATCATCATTCTTTCCGCCGGACAACTTAGAGCGCTTTGCAAAGCACATCACCCCCACCAGCTCGTCTTTGTAGTATGCACCCAGGTGCACAGAGGATCTTGAAGCTCCCTGTAAGTGGTTGGCATTCAAGAAGTTATTGCAGTCTCGCGATGGAATCTGTCTCAGTTTACATTGTCGTGCGCCGATGCGAACCTCATAAATGCCCAACTTGGACAGTATGACAGACTTAACTATATCAGGGTGATTTGCAAACTGATCATCCCATATAGTCAACAACTGATACCCCACACTACGCGCCTCGATGTACTTATCCATATGATATTTATAAGGCTTGAGCGCCTCTGAGTGCCACCAGTCACCGTTACACTCAATAGCTATTTTGTACTGAGGCAGTACAATATCCAGGCCCTTGTGGGATGGTAGAATGGAGCGATCTTCACGAAGAAGAGTTTGCACACCATGGGTTGCGAGCAGTTCTCTGATGGAGCGCTCCGTAAATGACATTTTGTTCTTACCAACTTGCAGTGGGTGTATGGTTGTACAGGGTTCTATATTGAATTTCTTTCGCGTATGATAGTGTTTGGGGTGGATTTTATAGGTTCGCTGCTCGCATTTGGTGCATTCGGAATGAGGGCATTTACGTATCTGATAATCACCGTCCCAGCCGATCAAATCGGGGTCTGTACTGAGATCGCGCAGTATTTTAGAGATTTTTTTTCTAAACTCCGCGGTTTTTGTATGATGATCTACTCCGTACTTCTCCAGTGAGTTAGTGCGACGCACATCCTGTACTTCTGCAGCCTGTGACGGATAATCCGTACCATAACGCTCATTATATATAGACTTCAGCTTAGACTTAACCTCCTCTGCCTGGTATGGGTTGTCTACACCATAATGCTCCTGACATGTCCTGCGTGCAGCTTTTCGATTGTTATAGTTTATATCCCCATAACGCTCCATTTTAGTACGCTCAGCCTTACGGACACACTCTTTGTCTTTATAAGTACAGGCTGTCGAGCAATGTACATTATAACCATGTACAAAGTTGCGATAAGCCGTCGGCGCGCCACAAACAACACAGACATGAGGTTCGGGGTGTAGATATCTATACAGTTTCTCCGAAAAAGTCCCACCATCCAGGGACTCTATGTATTCATAAAACTCCGGATAGCGGGCTTTGAAGAACTTTGGACTTGGCTTAGTCAATTTGCATAAACTTTCTTTATCAGGGAAATTTGTCATGCTCGTTTTGGTTTCAATTTGATTCCCAGTTCCTTGTGAAGATCGGTCATTTCATACCAATGTTCTTGAAATAGGGCTGGAATGTCGCGTTCCATAATGTGAATTAGGTTACGACCCTCGCCAGTGATGTCATTAGCAAGGTGGATATTAAACCAGGCAAATGCCACATGTGAAGATCCACCGTACATAGAGTTCATAATCAGCTTGATGGCCTGTTCCTTACATGTCATGAACGTGATGTCATCTTTAAGACGTGGTTTGAGTGCTTTGAAGTTATATTGTGCCAGCTCCTCAGAATTTCTTGCATTGCAACCAAACTCTCTAAGTTCTTCCTGCACATGTTCTGAATACTCTCTGAACGGTGCTGTACGACCCTCAATCAAGTGATCAATATCTGTCATTACTGTGGCATCCAGTTCCTTTGAGAGGTACTTTGTAACACCGCGAAGCTTTTTAAGGCCCCACTGAATGTTCTTAAACGCGTAGTCTTTGTCGTTTTTATATACACATCCGTTTACTGAAACAAAGTAGTTTGGGTCTTTTTTATATACCTCCAGCTGTTTCTCTGTGAATTTACCATCTGCAAGCGATCCCAAATAGTTCTCAATGGAAAGATTGCATGTGATGATGACCGATGGATAAAGTGATGCGAAATCTTGGCAGCATACAAATTGGTGCTTACCTGGTGTAGTTTTTCGCACATAAGCACCCATCAGCTCTCCACGTTCTCCAGTAAACTTATCCGGCGGAACTACTTTAATGTTGTGTTCATAAAAGTAGTTGAAGAACATGGACTCAGTGATCTTGATCTTTGAAAATGCTGTTGAGATATCATTTCGACAGATGAGTGACTGTACGTACAAAATACTCAGAGTCTTGAACTTCTTGTCAATCAGCTGCACCAACACAGAGTCAATCATGTTATAAAAGACATATGTGGCGTAGTCTGTCTCATACAGGTGCTGCAGGTCTCCATCATACTTAATCTTACCCACACCGATACTCTCAGTGGCGATGTAATCCAGTGCCAAACTCTCTTTAATGGGCATTACCGCCATGTCATAAGTTCCCACAATGTCCATCATATCAAGGATGAGCGTGTGGTTAGGCATGTTCAAACGCACCTTGTTGCCTTTCATATCAGTGATTTGCTTGCCCTTCATCGTCCAATCCACTGAACAACTATTGAATGAGATCTCCGGGTAGAAGTTCTTGACACGGTTCTGAATATACTGCCAGTCAAATCCGAGTGAGTTCCATCCTGCCAGTACCGGGCATTTTGCCACGAAATTCCGAAGGAAATAGTTGAGCATGTCGCCCTCTGAGCTGAAATAAATGTATTTGGCTGACGGGGTGGGAAGATGCAGGCTCTTGAAGAACTCACACTTGTCCAGCCACTCCTCATACTGACGAGTCATGTTCTGCAAGTCTTCAAGCGGTTTGATACCCAACACTATGGCATCCAGCTTATCATTCACAATAGAGATGGTGAGGATGGGGAAGTCTGCCTTGTCGGGCTCGGGAAATATCTTTGGATCTACCTGACACTCAATATCAAATGTGTACAGGCGGGGATTAGTCTTACCTAACAATAATCGTCTATCTGCTTCAGGGAGCTCCTCAATGAATGTCTTGTACTCAGTCCATTCGGGGCGATCTGTCATGCGAACCGTGCACTTCTTTCCGTTCCAGTTCTCATACTGACCATTGGGATCTTCGGCGTAAGTCTTGAATCGATTTACGTTATATTTAAGCAGCGCCTTGCCACCTGTCTCCGTCACATAGGAGATAGTCATCTGATGCTTCTGCTTATGGTAATTGTAATCTAATATCATATTCTGTATGTTTATAACAATGTACGTTATAATATAGATTTTTGCCCTGTTGAGTTAAGAGGTGGACCTATTATATATTCAAAAGAAAACATTCTATGAAATCCTTATACGACTATATAAATGAAGCGCGTGAGCTGCTGGGTGCTCTCCCATTCACTCGAGAACAATTCAAAGAGTACTTGATTGCCGCAAGTGACTATGATGATGAGAGCGAGATTTGGCAGTTCATGGAGCGTACTATCACAGATACTTATGGCGAAAAGGCATGGTCTGGATTTAAGGGTTGGTGTGAAGGTAATGCTTATGGCTCTGACGCAGATGAGTTATATAACATCCTCACCAAACTCCCCAAAAACCGCATTGCCCGAGTACTGGGTGCTGGATCTTTTGGAGCTGCCATAGAGATTGGTGATAATAAGGTTTGCAAGCTGTTCCATAAAAATACTCCCATGGAGTCTAAAGATATTAAATTCTATGAGTATTGCAAAAGTCACAAATCTGATGTATTCCCTCGTGTGTTTAAGTTGGGTTCGAACTTCATAGTTATGGAGAAGCTCAACCTGAACACCGATAAGTGCAAGCTGTATAATAGCTACTTGGGTATGTCGCCAAAAATCAAATTTGATGGGATCTGCATGGAAAAATTGTTAAAAGGTATACGCAGTCCCAGCATCATTACAAAACGAGATTTTCAGAAGTATACTAAACTTGTAAATGCGCTCACCGCAGAGCAGAAAGAGGTATATCACTGGGGTTGGACGATCCTGGATGGCCTGAAAGAAGCCATTGGTAGTGATGATAGCTTGTTGGACCTGCGTTTGGCAAACATCGGCGAGCGTGTTGGTAGTGGTGAAATTATATTCTTCGATATATAATGAAGTCTGTGTTACGAATATCTGATGGAGTGCGTAGCTATCCTTTTGTATATGAGGATGGTAAAGTGTACTGGCCTGACAATCATCCAGGCGCTTATGGTTATAACATTTCTTATAAGTTCATAGGTGGTGCAGTTGAGTGTGTATTTGATGGTCGGGATTGTTTGGCATGCGCTCCGTTCAGATATGAAGGATGTATATACAGTCAATACGTAGAGGTAGGTGTAGTGCCTGATAATGTGCTTATTACCCTCACCCCCTGGGTTGATGGAGATGCTGATCCTGACTGGGTATCAGTACAGTCTGCACACATATCCCCATGGGATGCTGGTTTGAACCTGGTGGGAAGTTTCTCATCACAACCAGTACCTAACCTTATATATATGCTCACTCCAGGCAAAGAAGACATAAGTGCTCAGTTTGGTGGAGGTTCTGTAGTCATAACCTATGAGGTGGCCCTGATGGATGATGACGATATATATTGGAAGGAGGATAACAATGGCATAACTAAGTTTGCTAACTTCCCCATAAAGAACATGTTCCAGTGGAAAGAAGATATGCGCTTTGTGGGCCTGGCCCATGTCACTGTTGATAATGGTGATGGTAATATAGTACATGTAGATGTGCGCGGCGATTCCATTCCTCTTACACAGCAGATGTGTGCATTTATCATTCAGGGTATGGTGGGTGATCCTTATGTAATTGAAAAAGAAGTTCTTGATAAAATGATAGTTCAGAAACCAAGATTGCTCAATAAAACTATTCAGACTGTGGTAGAAATGACCGCACAGACTGATTCAAAAGCAAATATAGTACAGCCGGTGTTCTTCCGCACACGCGAACTCGCACAGATCATTGTACATCCTGAGGTGACAGAAAACATCTGCATTAACCTCGATGCATACAAGTCACAGGTGAGCAGATTTTACATAAAGATCGAGGGAACTGCGTTCCCTGAGATAGGACGAGTGGAATCAGGTATTGTGTTTAAGGTTCAAGGCAGCTTGTTACCAGGCACTGTGAAATCCGGCACTTACTATATATTAAATGAAGATATGGACCTGGTGACAACGGGTAAATATAGTTACGAATCATGATAGACTTTAATCTTAGCGAAGGCGACCCTGTGATCTCCGATGATGTACAGTGTCTGATACAGCAGATCGATATCCTGTTTGGAAGTACCCCTGGGGATCTGATCGGTGACCTGGACTATGGCACAGATTACAGATATGCTCTATATGATCAGAAGCTTGATCAGGACTCGCTGGCACAGCAGATGCTTTCTGACTTGTATTCACTGGATCTGCTGGGATTTGAGCCATCCGTTGAGGTGTACCTAGCGCAGGGTACTGAGCGCGATATCTGTGTCATTGCAGTGACGCTCACAAGATATTCAGAAAAATATACAAAAACATACAAAATCTCATGAGACTATTCAATCTTCGACATATACAGTTCCATCAGATAATGGACGATATCAGCAGCTACCTGGCTCAGTCCACCGGCTCACAGAAGTCTATCAATAAGAATACTGTGTTTGGCCAGTTGATGACTGTTGTTTCGGGTATCGCACACAACATCATGCTATATATAGAAGATTCACTGGTGGAACAGAACAAGTACACAGCGCAGCGTAAGAAGTCTGTGTTGGGTCTGGCTGCTCAGTCCGGCTATCAACCATCCTATGGCAAAGCGGCTGGAGTATGGGTGAGAATCGCTCACAAAGTCAATAACCGTGTGCCGCTGGATGTGATAGTTGCTGAGCATCAAAAGATCTTATGCTCACAGAATGGCCTTTATTACAACCTGGTACTGAACAAAGCCGCTACAACCATCAAGTGCGACACTAACCTAGTATCAGAGTATATATATGCGGTGCAGGGTCAGTTTGACACACAACGCTTCACTGCAACTGGTGGGTCTTTATATGTACAGAACATGAAGTTCACAGGCTATATTGATACCGACTACATCACAGTCAAAGTCAATGATGAGGAGTGGGAGCAGGTTGCTTCGCTGTATGATATGGCTCCTGATCAGAAAGCCTATGCTATCAGATACAATCCAGTGTCGGGTATTGACATTATCTTTGGCAATGACATCAACGGCCGCATCATTGGCCAGGGGGATGTTATAGAAGTGTCTTACCTGCTGCACGATGGTGAATCGGGCAATATTGATGTGAAAGAATCAGGGTACTTCCTATTTGCAGATAAGCTGAAAGATGTGGCTGGCGAGGAAGTGGATGGCAATACTTGTTTTGATATTTCATTCGCTTCCGAAGACGCAGTTGCAGCTGGGGCCAACCCGGAAAGCATCACCAAGATCCGCCAAATGATTGGATTTAACACCCGTTCATTGGTGCTATCTGATTCAAATGCATATAAAGCATTCTTGAATAAGTTCTCATTTGTAGGTTACAACAGAACCTGGTCTGAACCCGGATCTCTTGTGGTTAACTCACTGGTGATGAGAAATTATCAGTTGGACATGCAATCGGGTGAGGATTATTTTGACCTCCGTCCTAATCAGTTCTCGCTGTCAGACATTCAGAAAGCATCCATTCAGAACGCCATTCTTGCTTCGGGTGCGCAGCTTGCGGGTACCACTTATAACATCATTGACATTGAACTGTGCAAGTATGCTTGCTATTTATATATAAAACTCAAAGACAGCTCCACCGACAAGTCGCTCATTACAACACAGATTCGCACTCTTGTGGGTGAGTTCTTTGGCGACATTCAGTCGGATTCTTATATACCAAAATCAGACATCATCAACCTCATCAAAGACAACATTGACGAAGTGGATGGTGTGAATTGTTACTTCCTCTCAGAACGCAATGAAACCGCGCTGCAGACACGAATGTATCAAGACACACAGTATATATTTGATCCGGTGACTGGCACATACAGAACAAAGACCTCTACAGTGCGCTTGGTATCTGGGGAGAATCCCATGTTGGGTCTGGATGCACATGGCAATATTGTTGTAGATGCTGATAATCAGTTCCCCGTGCTCATGGGAGGCTGGGACTTCTTAAATAGTGCAGGTCAGGAGGTAGATGTTACAGATCCGTTAATCATAGTATATGAATGATGATTACATTTTTTGAACCAAAGCCAAATAGTTCCGCCGAGTGTTTTGACGGATCCTATCCGTTCATCCATTGGGCAGGACCGTTCTCCACTGGTGTGATACGATATAAATCTCTATATATACTCTCAGACCAGGCAACCCTACGAGCTCGTCTTGACAGTTGGGATGCTAATGACTGGGTGTTTGCGCTATATAACAAACAGAGCGGCGCAGACGTCACAGATTATGACCAACAAGAATGGTTAGAGGTATCGGATGTGGTGAGCGGTAGCGTTACTCTTCGCGGCACTGAGTCCGGGGTTAACTCGTTGTATTACTATCAGTTAATTGTTGTGTGCCGCTCAGATGTTGAGGGTGAGTACATAGAAAACTTATATATAAATGAAATCCCATACAAGGTTGGGGTTGAGTTCTGGGGTGAGAATGAAAACTTGAAGATAAATCTTGCCAACATCGGTGTGGAGATCCCCGAGCTTGTTACCAAGGCCCTCTACCCGACGGATGTGTATGAAGACGATACAGACTGGGTGCTGCTGAATCGAAAGTTTCGCGAGTTGCTCATCAGTCACATGGAGCTGTTGGATAACAAGGGTTCTTATAAGTCTCTTGAAAACGCCCTGCAGTGGTTTGAGTATGGTAATTTAGCGGAGCTGCGTGAGGTGTGGAAGTATGAGACTCCGGATGGCACCAAGATGTATGATCAGCCCATTGGTAAGTTTGTGAGCACTGTTGCCAATCAGCAGATGTTCAATTCTGCCAAAACAACCTATTTTGCACTACGCTCCCTTAAACGAGTACCAGGTGAAGGTGAAGGCTTCATACCCACACTGTATGATACAGATGCACTGGAGAATCCTGATACCGAGGGCCTGATAAGCAGATGGTCCGAAGACGAGATGCGTCTGAAGATGGTGCTGCTCGGTGATTTTTTAGAGACATATTTCATGCCCATCCATACAGAACTTGTTCGTTCGGTCGTAGAAGACATAAGCTCACATATCACTTATCTGGGTTGGGGTTCCAATGATATAGTGCTGGAAGAGTGCTTCACTGAGGCTAATGACTTTGATGTAGACTGGTCTTCTGATCAGGAAGATGAGAAGTCCTCACTGGATTTGTCTGATCCTACTTATCACCTGGACGTAGTACATGTGAATGCTGGGCTACCTCGTTCTGAAGCATATGGGCAGGCGCTGGAGAACGATGGCACTATCCTACTCTCACAGGATGCTTATAAAGATATGCAGTACGCACCCATCATTGCCTGTCATGTTGTGGATGATGCAGATGCTACCACAGACGAAGATGTTGAACAAGCCCTGGAACAATCGCTGGGTCAGATTTACAATGGTATTGGAGCTGTGATAACAGGAAATTTTGAGTTTGAAGAACCTATAATATCAGGGTCTTGTGAGGGTAATCAGTGGGGTGAGTTTGTAACCACTTCATTTTCAGAGAGTTCTCCATCAAACAAGTTCTCTATCAGTTTCTTGTTCCCACATGCAGGTGAATATAAAATGTCGTTCAGATTCAAGGGGCAGTCCGGAAAGTACTACACCAAAGTCTACACATTCACTATTAAAGACAATGTGCGTGTTAACCTGAAGTACTATGCACTGGCAGCTGCGGTAGACAGATCCTGTGAAACACCAAATCCCTTCACAGCAGATCCAGCCGCTCTGTACAACACAACGCGAACCCTTGAGACTTCTGATTATACACTGGAGGAGCTTGAAGATTCTTACAAAGTGTTCCTGACGGATCAGGCTATTGCAAACGAAGATGAGTCAGGCATTCGATATTCAGCCTATATCCCAGTGCGTTCGTCATCAGATAAGACATATCACTGGCAAGCACCTTATGCAACAGTGATGAGAACTTGCACATGGTCTGGGCGAAACTCAGCAACAGCACTATATAACTTCTGCACAGCAAACAAGAGCAAGCTGAACAACTGCTGGTTTTCATGGAATCAGGGACTGATGTCTTCTTATATACGAATTGTGCCGCGTTATCGTGACCAGCCGCTACCAACATTCGATACTAGAACCGCGAACTTGCTCACCGGAGTTACTTACAGCACATATGATAAAGACGTATTCTTACCTGAGGTTCATAAGCTTGTCCCGGTGCCTTCTGATGTGTGCCGCGACATTCCGGTCGTGTGCCAACCCACAGCCATTATAGAGCTATCTCAGAACGGAACACAGGTAGAAAAGCGCGTGCCATATTCTTATATATGTGATAGCGACCCGGCATGGGAGTTCTATTCATGCTCACGTGTGCGTAATATACAGGCACTTAGTGATAATATATGCGATCCGTTTATTGCCTGGCCATACAACGAACCCCTGCCACTGGGCTTTTATAAGATCACGTTCAGATATAAAGTTGGTGATGAAGTAAAAACTATTAAAGACACTCCGTCGTGGAGGTTGGTTGATAAATATACTCCTCTGAGCTATGAGCAGTATGTACCAACCACAACTGAAACACAGGAGTTCCCGAAGAGTAGCACTATTACAATAGTATAAAAATGTTTGCAGTGAATATTTGTGTGGCCACAGCAGGCCATGACCGTTATGACAAAGTTGCTATCAACAAGTATCCGATTGTTATCACTTCAGGTGAACTGACCGCAGTGCTTGCCAGCGACTCTATAAAAACTCTCATCAGCACAGTCATCAAGACACGTGATGTATATAACAGCGCAGAGTTTTATGTGATGGCTATTGATAATGATAAACTGGTGTACAAAAAGGAGATTCCAGTGCGAGATTTGATAGCACTAGAATTTACCGAAGAGAACCAAAACTCATAACTTCGCAAATAAGCGCATTTATTTGCGCTCTAACAAAAGATCAGCCCTGAGGATATATAAATCTTCAGGGCTGCTTTTATCTGCGCGTAGAGCGCGTTATTTTAAGTCAGAAGGTTTTGAGCACCTTCCCACAGGTCGGACAAACATATATCTTGCGATAAGAATGTCTGTCAATCATCATAGCCGGCTGATCATGAATGTCAAGCCATGCACATCGAAGCCGCAATAATTTGTTGCTCAGTGTGGTAATCTTTTGTTCTATAAAAAACCTCATACTGCTCATCTTTATAAACTATAGATAATACAACTACACTAGTACCCCATGTATTGAGCCAACTTACGACTGATGTGCGTTTTGAGAATGTTATAACGCTTGTCATAGGAACAACCAGTTAATGATATAACAAAGCACCATCAGACCCATCATAGTGAGCACGCGCCCCAAAACCAGCGAACAACCTTTCATTCCATCCACAGTTTCTTGCGGCTTGGTTCCCTTCAGTTCATATCGTATCACAAAGAGCAGCGCCACAATGCCCACCCATCGGTGATAGTCGATGTTCACTGGTGTGTAGCCATATGACTGAGCGATTGGGACAAACAACCGTTCATAACCCACGCTGCAAAACCAGGCGTCAAAAAATATGCACATCAGTGCAAGTGTTGCGAATGCTGGGATAGCTGTCACCAGCTGCGCTAATTTTTCTGTTAATTCTTTCATCTTCCAAAAATTTCTGTAAAATATTCTATAACATCCGCCATGTCATCATAAAAGACATTGACAGTAATTTCATTCTGCTGTTTCTGATTATCACAGGATATATCAATTCCAAAACGAACCAGTTCGAATGGCTCTTCTCGATCCCCGGTGATAACTGCGCCATCCCCCAACATTTCAATGGTCTGAAGAATATCAAAGATGCGTGGTGGCTGAGCTCGTTTTACACCGTTGATGACGATCCAACCCATGTCCTGGACCTGTTGGCCGCGGCGGATAAATTTATCACCGTCCCGGGTGAACCCTGGTGTGTTCTGCGCGATATATTCTCGCAACTCATCTCGTAAACTCTGCAATGATTGATTCATATTGATCTGGTGTTATATATTCTCCTAAAAGTTCGTTAGCTACCTCTTTCCAATCAACAGCCAGCATGAATTTACCGCGAGTGTTTGTGATTGCTTTCATAGGGCAACCCAACGCTGCATCATCTATATATAAGTCTGCGTGCTGCTTCGGTGAACCTGTTCCCCAGCCTGATGATGACTTGTTGATTGCGTCAAATTCAATACCCACACGCTTGCAAAAATCCACAGCCTCCTGTAAGACATTGTGACCCTTAACTGGCTCTTCAGATCGCATAGTCCACAGGAAAACCTTGTGTCCATTAGCACGCAGGGCTTGAATAGTCTTTACCGCTCCGGGAAGCAGCTTGCCAATCTTCGGGAACTCATGTGTGACAATAGTTCCATCAAAATCAATTGCTATATTACTCATATTGCTTCGTATTTATTGTATTCAAATCTATTGAGCTCTGCTCAACTGGATTAGAGCGTGCTCGAAGATATATAACAAATTCCGTTCAAATATTTAGAAACAAAAAGCCCAATCTGCGTTGCAAACTGGGCTTTGGTGTTAAAAATAAGCGGATTATTCCTCAACAGGATCAACTGAAGGAGCCTCTGTTGCAGTGGTGCTCTTCTTTGTGGTAGTTGCTTCCTCAACAATCTCCTCAGCAACCGCATCTTCTGCCTCAGCGGTTACTTCATCAGCAATAGACTGAGCTTCGGGGGTTGCTTCCTCAGATGCTGGCACTTCATCCTGCGTTGGAGTGAGTTCAATCTCACCGTCATTGGTGTCTTCAGGATCCTTCGGTTCCTTGATCTCAGGAATGTCAGTTGGAACTGCGTCGGCAGCTACTTCCTCGGCAGTCTCTGCCTGGGTGATATACTTATCAGCAACTTCCTGCGCTGAGAGCTTCTCACATTCGTCAAGCACACCCACTTGAGTGATCGCGCCCTTGGTCACAAGAGCTTCTAACTGTTGTCTATTCATATTTGTATAACGTTATATTCTAATCTATATAATAATATTCAGCACCCATTTAGTCATACCTGAGTCTTGTATGCGATAATAAGCAGAGTGCCCCATAGCTTCACGTTCGGTCCAATTCTCTTTATCCGGAGCCAGGCCTAATTCTTTGATGCGTTTTTTCGTAAATGCGGATCTATGAAATCTCTGATATGTAAATTTATTCACATACCAATAAGAACAGCTGCACGAACCCTGCTTGAATCCAAGTTTCTTATAAAGATTTCCATCACTGATGTCATTCAGGCTAAAGGATGTGATGAGCTGCGGATGGTATTTGTTTATAAAATATTTGAGCAGCTTACCTGCCGCACCAACAACTGATGTATTGAGTTTATTACAGAACCTTATAAGTTCCCATTCACCATCATTGACAGTTTTGCTTCCTGACAGTTTTGATCGTTTATTAAAGCACATCACAGATACAAGCTCACCGTTATATGTAAGGCCTAACTTAATAGCTGCTGGCGTTTGTCCTTGTATATGGTTTTTATTCAAAAACTCAGTCGTAGACTTTAATTCGATAACCCCACACTTGCGCGCCCATATACGCTCACTGAATCCTAGCTTATTAAGGATCATAGATCGAACAATTTCGGGTTTGGTCTTTATCCAATCTTCCCATATTTGTATCAGTTGTATGTGCTGGGACTGACAGTTTTTGAATTTGTCGAAATGATAGTTTGCAGTTTTTACCACATCTGAATGCCACCAGCAGCCATTAACCTCAATGGCAAGATTGTGATCAGGTATATAAAAATCAAGCTCATAACCATTTAGTATAGACCTGTCCGATTTTGGTTCTATACCCACCCCTTTTAATATGCTTGCGATAAATATTTCACAAGTGTTCAATCTCGTATATTTACCCACGGGAAGGATCCAAGTGCATGGTTCGGTTTGATTTTTCGCACGCGACTGGTATATATAATTTTGTACTATGTAAAATTTTTCACTACACTGGTTACAGTCGGGGTGTGGGCATTTGCAAATCCAGTCCCCGTTCTCATCATATCCCAGCAACCAGGGTAAAGATTCCACCCAATGTTTGCGTTGTTCTTTAGATGAACGAACCTTACTCCGCTCACGCACCTCAGCTGAGCTCATGGGGTTTGGTCCGCCATATCGTTCCAAACATGTGGCCCTGAACTTATCTTTAACAATTTCTGTCTGAGCTGGATTCGCCGTACCATATCGCTCCAAACTGGTCTTTACATATTTTTCTCTGTGTTCTTCTGTCTGAGCTGGATTCTCTACACCATATCGCTCCAGACATGTAGCTTTAACCTTGTTTCGAATATCCCGCTTGGTGCTCTCATCGTATCTTAACTTTGTCTCTGATATCTTTTGAGCAACATCTTTATTACCAGTCGCAGTCTTTGTACCATATCGTTCCAAACATGTAGCCTCGCGTTTGGATTGGTTAGCATTAGCGGCACATTTGCAGCTACAATATTCAGAATATCCTTTAATGAGATTTATAAAAGATACTTGTTTGCCACAGTAACACAATGGCGCCTGCTGAAGTCCGTGATACTCTTGATATATTTTCTCTGAAAATTTTGCACAGTTATGTGCTTCTATTTTCTTGTAAAGATCAGGCCAGTGATGTCTAAAGACGCGCGGCACGATCTTGTACTTATTTTGTATTATCCATTCCCAGGTTGGTTCCATGTGTTAATATATTAGTTACCGGTGAAATATATAGAGGCATAAAAAAAGACCGCGGAGCGGCCTTTTTTTTGTTGTATTGGTTTTTAATATTTTTTACCACCTCGAGCGAACTGAAGTCGCATCTGTTCGTTGATCATTCGCTTGACCGAACGCTCAGGTGCATCTGAGTCATAAAGACCTGCACAAAGCGTAAATGAGCGAATGGAGAGTTCAACAGGCGCCTTCTTGTCTGCAAGTTCCTGAAGGTAATCTAGTGCCTTTGATTTAGCTTCCTCTGAGATAACGCCAGCCATAATCTTTGGCGCAAGACCACGAATAAGATCCAGGATCTCATTAGTGGTGAAGCTTAAATCGCAGATAAGTGCACGGTTACGAACAGCGGTATCAATCTGTCCCGCGTTATAATTGGTTATCACGAGCCCACCTGCTTCATACAAGAACTCTTTTGGGTAGTACCATTTACCCTTAACCTCATCCCAAACTGCGTCATCACACATCTCGGCGATTTCAGTAGGCATAGGAATTGGTGTGGAGATACCCCAGGTTACCCAGCGCTCATCAGAAGAGTCAAATGCGGCCTTGAGGAGGTTGATTGCATCCGGATCCTTGAATACTGAGTCACAATCATCCATGATGATGAGCTGACCCTTGTTCTTAAAGTCATGCAGTGCCATGTAAAGAGCGGCTGGTGTACACTTACCCTTGAGCAGCTTGTAGTCGCGGTTCTGTTCAAGACCCGAACCCTTCACCGCCTGCATTACGCGATAGGTCTTACCAACACCAGGTGCACCACAAAGCAGTGCCAGTGGACGGATACCCTTGATGACGTTGTAGATATAGTTCTTCATGTCATCAAAACGCTCTTCCGGAGTGGCGCGTTCCTCGTCCTCAAACATAGTATTGATACTTTCTACATCCTTGTCAGTTGCTGCCTGAACTGTTACTGAACCGCGAACTGAGATGCGTGCCTCTGCAAGCTCTGCAACCAACTGATCATATTCTGCCTGAAGACCTGCGGTGTCCTTACCCTTCTTCTTAGCATCGCGAAGGCGCTGATAGAGGTTGCCCTTCTTACGCTCCAGCTCTGCCAAGTGTGGATCCTTGTCTTCGTTAACACGAATGCTGTTCTCAGTAAAGATAACAGACTCAAACAACTGCGCATCTTTGATATGGGCGCTGACTGCTGCTGTAGTCATTGCAATCTTACCAGTGAGGACCGCCTCTACAAGCTTCATCATCTGAACTGTGTTGGCACCCTTAGCTTCAGCATATACATCATAGGTATGCTTCTGAGAATCAGGATAGAACGAGGTTGCAAATGCATTGTTAAAGTCCTTAGTAAAGAGAACTGCTTCTACCTGCGCAGTAGCTGCAAGATCCCAAATGAACAGCGCTCCTTCAGACTTTTCATTAAACATGTACACAGCGAGCTTGTTCTTATTATCCACACTCACCGCATAGGTCTGAGGAACTGTATAGATTTTTCGCTTGCTGAGATAAGATGACATCAGTTTGATTACCTTGTCAATATCGCGCGAGCGGACACCCTCAAAAAGTGGGCGACAATTTTCTTTAATAAATGAACTTAAGTCCATGAATTGTATTTATACGTATAATTCTCAACATTTCTTTCCATGGACGACTACCTTGAACTCATCACCTTCATGCAAGATGTCTAGTACAGCCATTGCTGTGCGCTTGAGCATCATATACCCGTCATGAGTGCCCTTGAATTGATATTCAATAGTTTTCTCAACGACGTATCCAGTATTCAGTTCGCTGACTTCACCACGCTCCAGACCCAAATCATCAAAGAACTGTTGCATCTTGGTGATAATCTTATGGTCAAGATCGGGACGTTCAGTCCATGAAATATTTATTTTATAATATCCAATTTCTGACTGTACCGATGATGGTTGAGCATCTTCCACAGGTGCCTGTTTGGGAATGGGCTTCACCTTTGGCTCCTCTTTCGGGCGCGGTGCGATGACTTTCTTTCGAGGCTGCATGGATGTGTTTTGTCTTTTTCTAATAATATTAAAGTCATCATCGGTGCCTTTGACGGGTGCCTTGTTTTCAGATTGTTTTGACCATCGTTCAGGATCTTTCCAATTGTCGGGATTGCAATACTCCGGAGTCTCTGGTCTACCACCTATCTTATATAGTTCTACACATATATCAGCATAGGGTTTGAGCAGCGGGCGACCATCATACTGTTTTATATAGCATCGCTGAAGAGCTTCGCGTATAAGACCGCGCTTACGGTCCAGCTCTTTTCTGTCTTCTCTTGTATATTCTTTCATGTGATAAAATAACTAACCCAACGCTTCACTTTAGCACTTAAATCATATATAAGAGCAAACCATCACCCAATCATCGCGCACGTATTACAGTATTGATAATCAACGAGGTAAATCCCAACCATCACCATCAGCACACACAAACTATTGTCACCTGACGATTATATATAAAAACACACTTACAACATGAGTTTGTCACTGTCCCCACGATATGACCTGGTGCGATTTGCGTTTGATAAGGACTTCCTTCCTGAACCTGTCACCAAAAAGTGGCACAAGTTCCTGTTAAAGAACCCGGGAGTCATATCTACACCCATAGATTACCTCAACGAATCCATTCGTGGTATTACATTCCCGGGCATTTCAGACCTAACCATCACACAGAGCCAACACTCTTCTAACTCTATCACTCGAACAGGCAACCGTATCAATGTAGAACCCAAACAGGACAATGCCACAGGCACTCCTGCCAATCCGCTGGACCGCATAGAGCGCAACATTACAGTTAAGTTCAGACTGAACCAAGGTTTATATAACTATTGGATGTTGTATGAGACCATCTTTTATAGAATCTGTAAGCCGTGGTTGTATGACAAGGGTGATGATATGTTCATAGATGTACTGAACGAAACAGGTAACCCGGTGTGTCGGGTGAAACTGTATCAGTGCCATATAACCGGACTGGATGGTTTGGAATTTGCCTTTGACAAGGTGGAACGCCAGTCTGATGAGTTTAGTCTGACTTTCACATTCAACAACATAGACTGCGATTTTGCTGATGAGCTGGTTGCAGATAGTGAAGACTAAAGTTTTTCAATCGTCAAGTGAGGATGGTTCAATCCAATCTTGACGATTTTTTGTTGCACCTGAACATGTAGTATGAGTTCCTGACCCGACATAGACCAGTCAATAACCTCCCCCTCCACATCCAGGGCGATCAGGCAGTCACACTTAAAGTGATATTTTGAGCCGATCATCAGGCTTGCAATGTATTCGTATATAGGTTTCATATGTATATAAAATAAAAACAACCACCCAATCTCACGATCAAATGGTTGTCAACAAAAGAACATTTACAGAGAAAAATCACCGGTGTGTTGGTTTAGCGTACGCTGTCAACCGATACACTATCTACAGCGATAGAATCAACTGCAATTGAATCACTGGCCAGAGAGTCAACTGCTACAACGGTTGAATCTGCGTTAGCCTCAGTGGCGCTTGAAGAGCCGTTGCCACATGCGCTGAAGAGCGACATGCAAAATACTGCGGCTACTGCTAAAAGAATTTTCTTCATGATGATTGAAATTTTATATTGTTTATAACCTTAGAAATATAATATACCACTGCGCAATGTTTAGCTCATGTGCTGAAAAAAAATGCTCCGAACCTCACGGCCCAGAGCATCTCAAAACTATGATAAGTGTGTATTGTGTTCTTGTTTATGCTACTTCGAAGATCGGTTTGACATTGACACGCTTGATAGCACCGTCTACGATCTCAAACGGAACTGCGTGCTGCATCTGGCCCACTGCATCGTTGTAGATGAGGTCTTCCTCAAGGGTCTTGTACTTCACTGAGATCTCCTCACCGGCCTTGTAGTTAACCAGTTCTTCAGCCGGAACCTGAATCATACCAGTGATATTGTGCTCGGGAATCTCAACGAATACACCACATTTCTTTGCGGAATTGAGCACTCCAGTGATAACTCCCTTGTAGGATGTGCTACTGAGATCGTTCCATTCCTCACCGGCGTCACACCACATCTCATGAATCTCCTTGAGAATCAGATTGCCCTTATGGCGCAAGTAGTTCTTTGCGGAGCATACCAGGCTCATGCCTCGGCCGTTGGGCTTCAGCGCCCAGCTGGTGACAAATGTATCCACATCCTGACCAACAAATGACTCAAAGTCCTCAGTAGCGTTCAGTACAATTTGTGAACCTGGCACAAAGGCATCGATTACGAAGTCCTCACCCACGAACTCTGAAATGTTCGGAATGACTGCCTGACCGATGTAACCACCGCGTACCAATCGTAAGTTCTTGACCTTCACTGGAATAGCTCCAACCAATTTGTTCTGAGTCCAGGGTGCCTGTGCACGAGGAACTAGGAAGGAATCAATCATCGGACTGAATACATCCACCATGGTTGTCTTCGGGGTGATCTCAATCACGCGAGCCTGAACTGCATCCAGTGGACGGAAATGCTCGAACTTTGAATAGCGCGCCAGGTTGTTGCGAGTTGCAAAGTTCTCCTTGTAAGAACCCGGATCGAACACCACACCACCCTTCTTTGAGATAGATGCAATGTGCAGGGCAATCACATCACCAACCGAGAGCTCCGTTGGAACATCATTACCAATCTCCACATCCTTGAGCTTGAGATTGTAGTTTTTTGCGAACGCTTCAGCAACCGAAAGATCTGCGAAGTTGAATGTGTTGAACTTGATTCGCTCGCGGTCAGTCTTGAACGGTTGGTTCAGTGGATCACCCTCGCGCGCAGCAGCAGCAATAGCCTGTTTACGCTTGAGTTGGTCAATTAAGATACGAGCCGACACATCGACCTTCATTAAGGCACGATTTTTTGCGCGTTCTCTTTCCTCCGGGGTGGGTTCCTTAGAACGTTTCTGATCACCGATGCGTGGGCGCTTTGTTTTGCGAGTGGCTGCTTTGGCATCCTCAACTCGCTGAGTTTGATTTTTCAAATTTGTAATGTATTAAAAAGTGAAACAATATCTGAAAGCTTTTTTCTTATGCTCTCAACATTCATAATATATTTGTGAGCGTGCTCTTATTTAGAGGCTCTCGCAGATTTTTCTGCATTTTGTTTTTCAAGACAGTACGCACGAACCTTCTTGAGAGTATATGAGCTGAACAGGTTCTGAGCTGCCCACTTCATGTAGTTAGCATCATCCTTCATTACTTCATATACATCACGGTCACGATACTTACCCTGTGAAAATACGATCAGCACAGGTTCACCTGCATTGGCAGCATTGCGTACAGTACCGTCCGGGGTGAACAGCTCGTTCTCAGGCCACTGATCAATGGTATCATAGTCAAGATACTCCATCTGATACTTAAACACCTCCAGGGTTGCTTTTACATCTGACAAGGAGTTATGCGCATCCAGGCCAGCCTGTTCCATGGTCTTACCGGTGTAACGCTCAAAGACCGCACCCAGATTGTTGGGGTGAATCTTACGCTCCATGGCGAGCACATCATAGAACTTGATACCATCAATCGGGAAATCCAGACCCGCATGAGTAAAGTCCTTATATATACGAAGGATATCAAACTGATTACTGTTGTAACCCATGATGTCAGAACCTTCGATAAACTTCAAGAATGCTGGACCGATCTCGGCCAGGGTCTTACCATTTTTCTCAATAAATTCCTTCGAAAGACCATGTACAGCCTCGGCCTGTGGGTTCATTTCCCAGTTTGCCATGGGCTTCACATAGGTATCAAAAGTGTCTACTATTTCAAAAGTCTCTTTATCAAACTTAACTGCAGACAGCTGAACAATCCAGTCAAACTGAGCGGAAAGGCCCGATGTCTCAGTATCAAGAACCACTATGCGCTGTTTCATACTAAATAAAGAATTTGGCGTTTAACATTAGAAGCATCATAAGACACATGAACCCAATCCGGCCCGGTCTTACGGTTTCCTTTTTCAAAAATCAGCTGACAGAACGGAAGGTTTAGGCTTTGGATCAACTTAAACAGCTTCATATTTTCTGTACGTGAATCAACTGTGATGTCTGCAGCCTGACCATTACGGTGCTGGCTTGTCTTGACCCCACCCACCGCTGAGTTGAGCGCCGGACAACGATAACCCGAGCTCACGCGAATGGCTTTACCATAAGCTGTACGGAGCGGATCAAGAATATTTTCAATGAGAGCGGTCAAATTGGCTTCTACTTCGGCTGTTGGGGTATTGTCAATTCCCTTCGCCTTGGCTGTTGCACTGTTGCACAGCTCTTTAATAGTGAAATACTTCATATTTTTGAGTTATATATGATTTGTATGTATATAAATACCAAATTGGGTTTGAATATTTAGGTGTAGAACATTAAATTTGCTCATTTTCCCGCGCTCTATGCGCTTCAAATATCTTTTATATAGATTTCCTTAGGTGCAGATGAGATCGCGCAGTAGAGCGCAGGAAAATGAGTCATGGGTTGTGGGGGTCCAGCTCTACAAAGTCCGTGGTACTATCAATCACCCCATAACGGTGCCCCTCTGATTTATATATACGAATCTTTTCGAGCGCCTGGTTGTGGAGTTTCTTCGTGGGGAACTCATCAATGATGTCATATAAATAGAACTCGGACTTTTCCGCAGTACGCAACATGAGTCGACCGAGCGATTGGCGGGTGATAGTATCTGCTTTGAACGACTGTGCAAATATACCATAGTCCACATTGCGGAAAGTGATACCTGTGCCTACTACTGCGAAACTGCCTATTAAGATACAGTTATCCGATTCCAACATCTTGTCTACTGTCTGCTGACGCTTCTTCAGCGTTGTGGCGCCTGTAATCTTGTATACCTGTTTGTCAGGACAGATGCGCTTGTAGTGTGCCTCCAGGAACTTTATATATTCCACATTGTGCGCAAATATGATCACGTTTTTATTGAGGTGAGTGACAATACTGTCCATTAGGTCCAGTCGGGGCTTAGAGAACATGGCGCACAGTTGTTCCAGGTTGAGGGTCTTCGAAGAAGCGGCGCACATAGTGGTGAGGTGCTGAACATATTCGTGTGGTTCAAATAATGGTTTTGAATCCCTGAGTGACGTAGGTAACTGCTTCATATTCACCATTGTAAACTGTCGTTGAGCCTCTGGTAACAGTTGGGGAGTGCCGGTTTTGCTCTTTATATAGTTTGATAATAGGTATTCGGCACACTTTATGGTGATGGTTTGGAGTGACGCTGGGTTGTACTTAATGCGGAACTGTTTGATAATTGGGTCTGCCAAATAACCTTCCTCAATCAGTTCACGGGCACGGATCTCCTGAATCTTCGGACCCAGCACCGCCTGACAGGCCAGCCATTCGATAGTGTTGGGCTTGGGTAGGGTGCCTGTGAACCCAAAACGAAGCTTGAGGTTCTTAAAAGCAGGCAGCGCCAAAATAGTTTTAATGGATTTACATGGAGCCTTGTGTGCCTCGTCCACGCATACTACATCAAACTTATCGAAGAACCCGGGGTCATACTTTTTGTAGCGCGGATCTGCCTTGCGAATGAGTGATTGGAATGTGCCAATGGTAAGATCTGCCATGGACACCTGTTCACCATCTGCCCATATCTGTTCGCAGTTGAAGTATTCTTTATATTCCTGCAGATCCTTCACGCCCTGTTTTACTAGGTGAATAGAAGGCACAATCATAAGCACATTAGTGGCGCCTAACACTTCTTTAGCAGCACGTGCAACTATATAAAAGATTAGTGTTTTACCGGCGCGCGTAGCCAGCTCAGATAACGACAAGTTGTATTTAAGTATTAACCATGCTGCATCCAGCTGATAGTCATGTGGAGCAAGGTTGAGCTCCCAACTCGCAACCAGCTGTTTGAACTGCTCTTTTGAAAGATTGAACGGAGTATACTTAAAAGCACTATCAATAGCGGAAATATCCACAGGGATATGCTCGGCGGTGCAGAAATCACACACTTCTTTCCAAAGCCCAGCAGCACAATGATATATATACTGTCCTGATTTGCCCTTAAATTTATCCAAAAACACCTCAGCCTCAGGCACACCTGAATAAGTAGGCAGTAACATGTACTGAGGTATCTTATTCATATGTTTTTCAAGCGATTCAATGCACAGTTTGTCCGTCTCATTCTCGGGTACTATGAATATATATCGCTTATCGTTTGGGTTGATCAATATTTTTAACATAACTATATAAATGTTTATATGTTAATATATGTCATTGCACATAACAATTTAGAATCCACTTAGTCTGCCCCGCATCACATATCTTCAAAAACCCATGTTCAGCCATGACCTGAGACTCAGTCCAACCTTCTTTGTTGGGCTTCCATCCCAACTGCACAATCTTATCTTTTGTGAATGACATTCTGTGATAACGTTGCATAGTGATGGGATTTATATACCAGTATGAGCTTGTCACCTTACCATCACTCATGAAGCCTAATTTCTTATATAAGTTTCCTGAACTGATGTCACGCGACGCAAAAGAGTATATTGAGCTTGGTAAATGATTGATAATGAAATGTTTAAGCAACTTACCAGCACCCCCAACCACACGGGTATTGAGTGACGAACAGAACCGCACGAGCTCCCAACCTCTGTCGCCGCGCATAGCTATATTTCTGCGGCCAAATGACATTAAAGAAACCAGTTCACCGTTGTAGTACAAGCCATATGCAACAGTACACCCAGCCTCACCTTGAATGTGATTAGTGTTTAAGAACTGTGCACAAGTGTACTTGTCTACTTGCTTGATCATGCATTTTCGTGCATATATGGTTCGCTCTGTACATCCCACCCAGTTCTTTATCATAGAACTGATGATGTCTGGCTTGCTGACAATCCAATCCTCCCATACATGATACAGTGTTATATCATTCTGTGCAGCTGTATCCGTCTTGTTTGAATGATAAGATGGAGATTTGTGAAGTGTGCTGTGCCAAAAATCGCCATTACACTCAATGCCAATCTTTAGCTCAGGACAGTATATATCAATCTCTTGTCGGCCAATTAGGCCACGAACATTAGTGAGATAGTTCACCCCACACCCATCCAACACATTTCGAATAAATAGTTCAATAGTAGTGCCTGATGGTGAAGAAGCTACAGGCCTGAGCACCGTGCAGGGCTCTGTGTTGTCTTTTACACGGTCACGATATCTGTTACCTGATATTATATATGATTTTTCGGTGCACTTGTTGCAGTTGGGGTGGGGGCAAGCACAGACCCAGTCACCATTACTATTAACACCTAGCACATTTTCATATTTATTCACCACATAGCGAGCACGGCCCTTGGATATGGATTTTTTAATGTCGTCTGATGACTGAGCATGTTCAAAACCATACCGTTCCAGGCAAGTTAGCTTGCATTTATCTCTGTTATTAAAACTGGACGTCCCGTATCTTAACACAAGCGTCTGAGTTTGTTTTGAGCGTATAGAGTCTGCCGCATTGCCAACTCCCCCATAAACAGTAGTGATAATGTTCATAACCTTTTGTTTGATGGGTTCGGATTTCATGGCGTTATCCACACCATATCGTTTCAGGCAAGTGCTTTTCATTTTTTGCATCACACCGGCTGAGGAGGCCGGAGCAGAACCTCCATAGCGCTGAACACAAGTCGACTTGACAGTTTCTTTCTTGTCCGGATCAGAATTCATGCAGGCTCGCGAGCAGTATTTGCGATAGCCTTTACCAAATCCCTCGAACACCACATCTGCACCACATCTACATTTGGGAGCGCAGCTCAGATTATGTACATACCAATAGAGTCGCTCTTGAAATGATTGCACCTCAGGATAGCGAGTATTTATATAGGACAAGAACTCAGGATAATGAAATTTGAAATGTTTTTCAGTAAACTGAGGTCCTTTGAGTTTTGTAAAGTCGGGTATATTCATGTGATAAAATATAGTAATGCACTGCGTTGGTTTAGAGTTGTGAGCAAAAAAAATCCTGCCGCTTTCGCAACAGGATTTTGTTATAGAGAGCTAATAATCAAGTTATTAGAGAATCATCTGCTCGTCTGCATCAACCAAGAAGGTGAGATATGACTGCTCTGGGTGGAAACCAGCATCAACGAGTGCGAAGCGGCTGTTTACCAGCAACTTAGGAGCCATTGTGCCTTCAACGATTGTTTGAACGGTATCGCATAAGATCCACGGAGAGAATACAACACCAGGGGTTTTGCCATCACCCTTGCGACCCACTAGTACTCGAGTGTCATCCCAAGTCATGTAAGGATCAACATAGATGTTCATACCTGCAAGGCTACCTGCGAAATAGAGACTGTTTGAACCGTCCTGAGTCAAGCTGTTAGCCATAGGAGCTACAACGAAGCCGGCTGCATCCTGAAGAGCTGTTACGATCTGAGTGTTGGTTACAACGAAGTTACCACGACCGAAACGTGAAACGTTTGCGATTACGTTAGTAGCTGCGAGAACGCGGCTCATGATACGGCGCTGATGAGTATATACATTCTCAGCTGCTGTGTTCTTAGTAGCGTTCTTGATTGCACCCCAGTTCTGAGCTGCGTTCTGGTTGTCAATACCAATGAACTTAGAAGCGGCAGAGAAGTCCTTCAAGTCCTTAGAAACGGCAGTTGAACCAGCACCGGCAAGATAGAGGTTCAAGTCAACACCCTGGATGTTCTTCTGATTTACAGCATTAGTTACACCGAGCTTGAAGAGGCGATCCAAAATGCGGTTGTTGATAGCCTGAGAGAGCTCATTCTGCATAGCCTCGAGAACCTTACCTACTACGTCAATACCGTAGAGCGGCATATCCTGAAGCTGCTGACGAGTAACTGTACCGGTCACTTCGTAAGAACCCATCTGAACCATCTTAGTGAAGAAGCGGGCGCCAATAGTGTTACCAACACCAGTCTCATTCTGAGCGCGAGTCATAGGCTCATCAGAACCGTTACCCTTACCATCGCCGAAGAAGTTAGAGAACTCCTGTACGTGATCAGCAGCACCGGAAACGAGGTCTGCATGAGGAACGCTCAAAGTAGCAACATCAGCTGTAGCATCAGCAACAGTGACTGCCTGAGACATTACGTCTGCGATTGAGTACTTGTCAGTTTCAGTACCATCAACAGAAACGTGAAGAACCTTCACGATGATACCATTGTCGATACGAGACTTACCAATGTACTTACCGTGCAACTTAACAACCTTGCCATCAACAGTTGCGCCGAATGTGATATCAGAATTGATAGTGAACTTACCTGAGCTGTGAACAGCCTTCAATTCAGCTGCGGTAGAAACAATCTTAACGTAGATAGGCTTGTTAGAATTGCCAAGACCCTTACCATCAAGAGAAGTTTCGTTGATACGACCCAACTTACCACCAGCATAAGGGAAGTCCATATACTGAAGCATCAACCAAGGACCATTTGCAGGAATAACAGGAACAAGTTCCAAACCGATTGTCATAGCAGCAACTTCAAGAGACATAGTCAAAGTAGACATAGGAATGTCACCTGAACCAACCTTGTAGTTATGTGCATGGAAGTCAGCACCAGCGTTGCCAATACCACCACCATCAGTAGGGTTGTAACCTACACCAGCAGGCATTGCAGGGTTACCAATACCCAGCGTGTTAAGCGGAGTTGCATAAATACCACCATCAACAGGGGCGGCACCGTTCTGCAATCCTTCGTAAATCTCGTGGTTACGAGCGTATTCAGACATCCAGTTGACCTTCTGTGCATTCTCTACACCGAGCTCTTCCTTGATGATCTGTGACCACTTACTATTCATTGTTATTAAAAGTTATTTTTTGCGTAATTGTTTTATACATCTATAATAAAAATGCGAGTTCCGCAAGTTAATTCATTGATTATCAATTAAATAATAATCACACCATCACCATCGTCACTCAACTGGTGTGCATATTTCTTTATATATAGAGATCCAGTACTGTCACAGTGACGGATGGTGACGACAATGACATTATAATATAAATATAAAGACAGTTATTATGGCAACAAGTGACAGTGCAGGGGCTCTTGAAAAGGCTAAAACCATAGCAGAAAAGGCCAACAATTGGATATCAGACATCAGAACTCGTGTAGATGAGTTTCAGGCGCGTATGCAAGAATATGTAGACGAGGCAAATGCTGTTATCAACAATGCAGCCAATAACAGTCAGAAATATATAAATGCACAGCTTACAAAAATTCAGACCAAGCTCAATGCCTATTATGACTCAGCCATGAAGTGGATAACTGATCAGCTGGCAAAACTAAAAGACTGGATAAATAAGCAGGTGCAGAAGATTCAGAAGCAGATTAAAGAGACTACTGGGCGTCTGGCCGCGTCCACTCAAGAAGCTGCGACTGGTGTTGAGGTGCCGGATAGCGTAGTGGAAAAGCTCAGTGCCGCTGTGCCTGATGTGGTGATTCCTGTGCCAGACATTCCTGAGATAACACTTAAAAAATTAGAAATAAATCAATTAACATGAATATTATCAAATTCAAAGACCAGCTGCGTCCTGGAGATGCTCTGTTTAATACATATCTAAAGGGTAAGTATGCTTACTGGATTCAGATGCGCTATGTGGTCCCATTTGATTTCATCAGCACTGCTCAGTATGTTCAGTACGAGAATGATTCTTCTATTCTCACCAACTGGCAGGCGCGTGGCTGTTCAGAGCCTGATCCGAGATTTTGGGATCTCCAGGGTAAGCATGCAGGTTACGGTGCCTGGGTGGATGTAGAGGCCACTGAGTCCGCAAACAACATCATCCCATTCACTCGTTCAAATAAGTACACCACTGATGAGGACCTTACGGTAGATGATGTGAAGAAGTTCAGACAGTGGCTAGCAGACTCTATTCTTGAGTTCGACCGCAACGAAGGTGGTGAACAGAAGATCTCATTCTTTGACGAGACCACTACTGAGATGCTGCTGTACTATAAGAACAATTTATACAACACAGTGGTTAAGAGCCTGAACAACATCCCATCAGAGCTATCAGTGACAAGTTCAAACGTTACAAAATGCTCTTGTGGCTCGGGTACAGATGTATCTAATTTATATAACAGTGTGCTGGGTTGTGACGCACTTGCTATATATAGACAGTATATATATAAGGTAATGTGTGACAAGTTCAGTGATATTGATTTTTGGGCCGACTTCCCTGTGATATTTATTTGGGAGTTCAAGAAATATATAGACAATATCATCACTCTCAATCTCACACTCACCCAGTCACCTTATAAATCAGTATTCACAGACTGTTCTTGCTCGTTTAATCTGCAGTCCACGCAGCTGGAGATATTAAACAGACTGAGCACGGCGCTTGAGTACATTGGCTCAGAAGAGATCTCAGGCAACAGAAACTTCATCAGCAAGGCGCTGAGCGACTGGGCTCAGAATCTCTATGAAAACATGTACTGGGCTTGATAATATCATTTGCACACCGCAAAATATTAAGTGATTATTGAGATAAATATAACCTAATAAAATGGCAAGTAATCTTTTGGAACACGCCCGCACGAACGCTGCGTTCAGCTCTATAAAAGCAGCTCTGCATGAGATAGGTGTAGATGTATCCTCTGTCGATGACTTAGAGGATGCAGCTAAAGCCATTCGCTCTGAGTGTGTTACAGGTCCAAACGCTGTGGTAAACGCTACCATATCTGGAGGAACTGGTATACGAGTTGTTCCAGTGGATCGCAAGGGATATAAAATATCTTCTACTGCTGATGGTTTGCTCACTGCTGACATTGACAACAATCTCAAGCGTGGCAGCTCAGTGCAGAAGGCTCTCACTTATATCATCCGCGACAAGATTCCTGCTGCTATCTCAGAGGCTATCGCTACACCAGCCATTGTGTCTATAGAGACATTCAAGGCTGAGTCAGATGGGGTAGATTTCTATGAGAACCGTGCTTATGGTGCAAAAGGCAAAGGGCGTAAGTCAGGCCTACATCCTTATGAATGGTATCTCAAGATTTATACTATCTCTTCTGTGGAGCCGCTGTATGTGGGCTTAGGTAATATGCTTGAAGACGTCAAACACGACATCTTCTGCGACCTGGCGCACATGGTGGATAGACAGATTCAGGAGGCTATCAAGCAGCACATTAACAAATCGCATGGTGGATTTGTGAAGCGCCCCCGCCCAGTTCGTCCTGCACCTCTTCATCCAACACTTGACGAGAGTTATGGTGGTAACGCCGATGATGATGTCTTCACAGTAGATACAGAGCTCCCGGATGACACCTTCGCAGGATTTGATCCGGATACGGACTTCTCTGTGGATGGCAGCAACAACTGCGATGTCTGCAATCCTGATAGAGGCGACACGGATGTAAATACTGATGGTGAAAACTGCGACATCTGCTCTAAAGACACTTCATACGGTGGCAATGACAGCGACAGCGACACAGACTTCTCTGTGGATCACGACCCTCTGGATGAGAGCTTTGGCGGCAATGACGGAGATGATAGCTACGGCATAGATGGCGAAGATGAGGACGAAGGTAACCTTTCTGAGGACTTAGGTCTTGATTCAGACTCTGATGCTGAGTTTGATTTGGATGATGATGAGAACAAGAAAGATGAGGAGGGTGATGGTGAAACCTTAGATGATTTTATCGAAAATTTGAACGCATAAAATATAAATTATGATTAACGATAGATTTCCTCATGGCCCATCAGAGCTTGACAAGAACATTGTTGCGAAGCTCTGGGATAAAATCTGTGCTAACTTTGCATCCAATGAGGCTGTGAGTAAGCTTGCAGCTGACTTGCAGCGCATAGAATATGGCCGTCAGATACAGTCCGCTCAGGTGGCTAATGCAGCTGCTGCGGTGGTTATCAAAGACATACAAAAGGATCTTGAAACTGTCAAGAACGACGTATATGATTATGTCAACAGCATTGATAAGTTCTGTGTAGAGATCTGCACCATCGCAGATAAATACAACAGACCAGCTATCAAGGCACCGAAGTATAATACTATATATCTCGTTCCATCAGAACTGACTGATCAGGATGATTCATGGGATGAATGGATTGCTATTCCACGCCGCATTGGTAACAAGGAGAGCTTCAAGTGGGAGCGCTTGGGGGCTAAAAAGATTGATTTGAGTTGGGTTAAGTCTGATTTCGATTCAGTCAATGCAGCTATTGCAGATCTTCAGAAGAAGCTTCGTAAGTTCTCTAAACTGACTGCTCAGGCGATTCTTGACAAGGCCACAACCCCGATCGAGGAGCTGAAGGCTTATATCAACTCACCCGAGTTCATTTCTTATGTGTATGAACAGCTTCCTCGCGCAACAATCGGACAGGATGGTTTGATGACAGCCAATTCAGTAGCCATGTTGCAGGGCCTGGCGCTCTGGGCTAACAACGATCAGAAAATCCTGGGTGGTGGTGCAATGAGCGCAGATTATGTGATCCGCGCTATGGAGTATTACGGTATCTCTTGTGATGATCTCAAAACCGAGGATGAGTGTGGACACAGTGCTATATATCCTGAGTTTAATTTTCCACGCAACTAAGCGAGTTTAACAGTAGACGTTTTTTTTTTTGATTATAAAAATATACAAACTGAAATCAATATGGCAAATTTGGCATCAAACAAGTTGTTTCTTGACCAGGTCGGTTTACAGGCCTTGATTAAGAAAATTGCTCTCATCAAACAGGAGCTTGCAGAAGGCGCTCAGGGCATCGCTGACGATGTGGTAGCTCTTACTGAACTTGTAAATACTATCATCATTAAGGGTGATGACGGTTCTACTGAAGCTCAGGGCATCCTGGCTGACGTGATCGCATCTGCAGCAGCACTTCGTGAGGAGCTTGGTGAGACTCCTGCCGATGCTGATAGCACAGTATATGACCGTCTTGTAGCTCTTGAGGATGCTGTGAAGGCTCTCCAGGATCTTACTTCTGATTACGAGGAGCTCAAGGCAAAGGCTTTTGCTGATGTAAAAGCAACTTATAAGGCAGGCGACCAAAAGGTCATTTTGTCTTATTCTAATAAGGCAGGTGAAGAGGTTGCAACCGCGGAAATCAGCACTGCTGACTTCATCGTTCACGGTCTCGTTCAGGACGTCAACACTGTAACTGTAGAGGGTTCTAAAGTAACTCTTCCTTCAGGTGAGGAAATTGATGTTCCTGCTGATATTCTTGATCACAAGGGTGACAAGTACTTGGTATTCAGATTCTGCGTGGCTCACGAGAATACTGATAGCGAGATTGCTCATGACGAACTCAAAACTATTTGGGTGAACGTAAACGACTTGTTCAACGACTACGACTTCGAAGGAGCTACTGATGATGCAGACTACTTGAAGGTAGAGGCTACTGAGGTAGTATCAGGAGTTGCTGGCACTCAGAACAAGGTAACTGTAAAGGTATCACTCGGTGATGCACAGAAAGCAGTAAATGACCTCGTTGAGGGTAAGACTGTTTCTGCATCTGATGCAAACAAGAACTACCGCGGTATCATTGCATTGAACGATGACTTGGACGCAGAGATCGCTGCACGCGAAGCTTCAGACAAGGCTGCCGAAGAGCTGAAGGGGAAAGTTGACAAGCTCGTTGATGAGGTTGAGACTGAAACTACAGGCTTACTCGATCGTGCTGACGTGGCTGAAGGTAAGATTGATGACCTGGAAGACTGGGTTAACAACTCAGCAATTCCTGCAGCATACATCTCTGACTATCTTGACTGGACCATTGAAGGATCCACTACTACTGAACCAAATATAGGATCATATAAATAAAATTTATGGCACTGACAAGCAAACAGTACCTTGACATCGAAGGCTTGAAGGCCTTTTGGGCAAAGGCAAAGACTTATATTGAGGCTAACTCAGCCGATAGTGGTGAGGTGCAGACTGCGATTAACACCGTAGCTCTCGCATATGACAGCACAACTAAAAAGATCAACTTGACCAATGGTAGCACCTCACTCGGCTCCGTTGACTGCACCGATTTCATTAAGGATGCATTTGTAAAGAGCGGTAAAGTTGTAACTGGCACTGATGGTAAGACAAAACTTCAGTTGACTCTTATCACTGTTGAGCGTCCGGGTGAGACTGGCACTGAGAGCACTGTTGATATTGATGTAACCGACCTCGTGAAGGTTGATGCATCTAACATCACTCTTTCTGATGGCACAACTGTAGAGAAAGCCGTATCAGACCTGAAGAGTGCAGATACTACTAACTCAAATGCTATTACTCAGGAGATTGCGGATCGCAAGACAGCTGACACTAACCTTGAGTCATCTCTCACTACTGCATACAAGGCAGCTGATACAACTCTTAGCAGCGACCTCACCACTGCATACAAGGCAGCTGACAAGGTGATCGCTGATAACCTCACTCAGGAGATCGCAGATCGCAAGTCTGGTGACAGTGAGGTATATGCAGCCATCACTGCTATCTCAACAACTGACGTTGAGGCATTGTTCTCATAAGTAACACATTTCTGAACATTATAGAGCCTGGTGCACTGCATCGGGCTCTTTTTGTATACAGGTTTTGATATATTATTTAGATATAAATACAATTGCGTTAATTATGACGGAAAAACAATTCCTTGACAAAAGCGGTGTGCAAATCATTGCTGACAAGATTAACACGCTGGCAGCTGTCACAGATAAGCTTATGGACCTCGATCATGCCATGATTGTATCTGCGGGTGAGTTTGCAGAGATCACTCCAGACGCTGATACTGTGTATGGTATCTATGGTGAAGGTGAGGGAACAACGCTGGGTGATGTGCTGCTCTATAATACAAAAAAGTCATCATACGAATATTATTCCGCTGATGATCTTTCTAAACTGGGATCTGAGTATGAGCCTATTGGTATCGTGGTGATTCCGGCTACTCATAATGTGTATGGTGACGGAACGCCCGGTATCATGGCACTCAAGGCTGCTCGCACAGACACTCCGGACACCGGTGGCGCGGAACAGGGAATCTCTTGGGGTACTTATGGAACGGAGAACATCTCTGAGCTCCCGGACTATACAACAGTGGGTTTGGTGGATTATACCATCAACATACTTGCTAATACTAATACTGCACTGGCTTCTTCAGATGTTGCATATCTTGCTACTGACTTTGGCACAACTGTGGTAGGTGAGTTCAACAGCAAATATGGATGGACTACTAAACAAGCAGTTCATATTGCGCCAATCTTCGCAGAGGATGGCTCTATCTCAGGTTGTACTATGCGAGGTGCACTGGTTATTGCTTCGGGTGCTACCAAAACAACTACATATCTCAATCTTGATGATGATACTGAGTATCCATTATTTGCGGGTATCAGAGCTATTGGGGGTGATTGGTACTTGCCAACAGTTTACGAGCTGGCTTGTGCTATCTCTAATCGCAATGCACTTAATGAGATTTTGACAGCGGCTGGTGTACAGAAGATCGAGTCACAAGACTACTGGACTGTGGATTCTTATTCTTCTACAGAAGCTCGTTATATCTCTGCTAACACTGGTTATGTATCTCATGCAGCAGCCACAAACTCAAAACTAGTACGCGCTTTCAAGACCGTCAGTGCAGCGTCTGTGGTGGGTCAGTTCTATAACGGTTCTGCCTTTGTGGATAGCTATGACAGCAGCTGCATAGGTATCTCTGTGCGCTGTGAGGGAACTACTTCTCTTATTATGTCACTACAGCATGTGACTACAACAGGTTTTGGCACAGCTACTGGTGTGAAGTTCTCCACACTCAGCTCGTTCTCTAAAACAAGCAACACCGGAAACATCTATGGTTGTGATGATCTGCCTACTGTAACAAATGATGTTATCTCTACGTCATCCTGGGGTCGTATGCCATCTGATAACTTCAACGGCGCCCTGTCACCTGATGGTGTTTCTAAGTATTATCCCATTATAGGACCTTACATTCCGTCATCATACAATGCTGATGGTACTAAAAACAAGAATTGGTCGAAGTATTGCTGCTCTGATTATAATGGATATACCAACACTGCTGCCATCTTGTCACATGTGACACTAGAGAATTGGCAAACGCTGGATAGTATTCCTGATACATATACTACGTCACGTCCTGCTGGCGAGTACCCAGCCGCTTGTGCTTGTTGGCGCTACAGCACTGTAGGAACAGAACAGGGTGATTGGTACCTTCCTGCCTGTGGTGAGTTCGGATATGTATGTGCTCGTATGAAGGCTATCAATACAGCCATATCCAAAATCAATGCCTGGAAGCCGAACAGTGCCGTATCACTCACTTCGAACTGGTACTGGACTAGCACCGAGTACTCGGCTTGGTACGCTCGTCTCGTCTCCCTTAACCTTGGTTCCGTTTACCCCAACTACCGATACCATCAGTATAGGGTTCGCCCGTTCTTGCGAGTGTCTTTCTGAGGGGCTGTGTAGTTCATGGCCGCGCGTGCGAAGCGCGTGTGTAGCATTTATTCCCGACCCCGAGGGTCGGCTAATATAGCATGGGTTCAGACACTAGCAAAAGCTTAGCAGACGAAGAGACTGCGAGTTGTGCGAAGAAAAAGTTGGAACTCTAATCGATTCATATTGAGAGGCTCGATCAATTGATCGGGCCTTTTTTATCCTTTTTATTAGCTACACCATAAACAACATCTGCATATAGACCATATTAAGCTGTAAGAGCAATGAAGCGCTTACGCTAAATTAACAAACAATATGCAAGAATCAATTAACACAGTTAAAAACAACGAAGTAAATAACAATAACAATGTGAACAACAAGCCGCAGTCGTTGGTTGAGGCAATGAAGGAAGGCGTTCATGAAGGATCCTCGCTCAACCAGCGACAGGTACAAGCATCAAAGCTTGGATCACGTCTCATCACAGCATTTACCGTAGTGGGCTCAGCTATCGCACCCAAACTTCCGAAGATTGTTCGCATGAGCACTTGTGAAGATCTGCTAAAAGATCTGAACCGAGCTATCAAGCTCTGCAGACACTTGGAAGCCTCAACTGAGAAGCAAGCTCCGGGTATCCGTCAGGACATTCTTGCAGCCATTTATGATGCAGACGCTACGCTCAATATGTATCGCGAAGCTCAGTACATCACCGTTAAACAACACGCGGCTGTGGCTGTACATATCGGAGCTGCTATCGTGATGGTTAAAAAATAAATAAAAATATACAAACTCAGGTGAACTGCATGGGTGTGTTATGACCCGCTCGGCGCTGGGAGGACTTACAACCAGAGAGTGTGGTTTGGATTATTATATTTGCCAACCTGGCGGGGAACTTTTGAGGTTCTCAAATCTGTTCGTGTCAGGGCAGTTACACTACAACCCGAGTACTCGGCTTGGAACGCTCGTAACGTCAACCTTAACAATGGTAACGTTAACAACAACAACCGATACAATCAGAATAGGGTTCGCCCGTTCTTGCGAGTGTCTTTCTGAGGGGCTGTGTAGTTCATCGCAAACTTTTTCAAATCGCATGGCGAAAAACGCACCAAATTACAGTTCACCTGATTTTTTAGAAACAGAAGAAGCTCAGCTGGAGTGCCGCAAACGAAAGCGCTCCACTATGGGATTCATGCACTATAACTTAAATGAAACAGAGAATACTTATGTATTATATACAGAACTTAACGAACGCACTTACGAGATATCACCCTCCGATGCATTCATAGTCAAAAAGCCAGTCCCTCGTGAGGTGTTTGCTGGGCAGTATCGGGATCGCGTGGTTCATCACCTAGTTATGCGGCGCAAGATGGCTGAGATTGAGAAACGATTTATCCCATCCTCATATTCATGTCGTGTAGGTATGGGCACAAAGTATGGTGTGGATGATGCATATGAGCAGCTCCAGCGTGCCACGGATAATTTCAGTAAAGAGGTATTTATAGTCAAGGGAGACTTAACATCCTGCTTTATGAGGGTGGATAAGCACATTCTTATGAACATGCTGGATGAAATACTTTGCTCGGACTGGGAACGTTGGATATTTGGCAAGATCATCTATAACAGACCCCAGGACTACTGTATACTCAAGTCCCCGGTGCGTGACTGGCTGAACTTCCCACCGCACAAATCATTATTTGGGACAGATGGTATGCCCATTGGCAACCTTACCTCGCAGATCTTGGTTAATTTTTATCTGTCCGTGCTGGATCGCTGGGCTCTTGCTTATCCCCATATTCAGGGATATGGTCGCTATGTGGATGACTTCTTTGCTATCTTCAGCTCATACGAAGAAGCGCAACGGTTCTTGACAGGGGTGACAGATGTTCTTGCTCCGCTGAACATGGCACTGAACTTTAAGAAGATCCGAGTCTATAGTTCTAAATTTGGATTTGACTTTATTGGCGCCTATATTAAACCTCATCGCATCTATGTAACACATCGCACCATAAAGACATTCAATGAGTGGTGTTGGAAGATGCATAACAAAGACATTACCCTGTGGTTTGCGCCGCTCAATTCATACTTGGGATATTTGTCAAATTTTTCCTGCAGACGAATGTGCATCCGTGCGCTGGAGCATTGGAACTTCGGTGACTGGGGATATTTTGATGAAAATTATACAAAATTCACACCCTACAAAGAGCACCAGCAACGAGTGGGTTGTAAGAAATCTAAAAAATCGCAGTACACCAGGTTCATGACCCCGGATTATAAACGAAACTTACTATATAAACTGGTTCCAGAATCATATTATATGAGTAAGAATTTAGATTTTAATGAGAAGTAGTTCACGTGTGCCGCACATTGGAGAAGTGGTCTGGTCTAATGGCACAAATATCCTAATATCACAACATCGAGATGGGTACGTACCCATCGCCATCATTGCCGATGTTACTGACACCGACTGGGGAGCCGTGTCCTTGCGTGACAGCAGCGAGCAGGAATTCATTGATTCTTGTGAATACGTCTATGCTAATGTGCTCGGCGATGGAATGGTCCTGTGCGAACGCGCCTGGTTGCCATCGGATGTCTTTGATGGGATACCTTGTGCAGACCAGCAGCTTGCCTATGTGAGCGAAGTGGATACCCTGGCACCATCTCCACATGATCCCGGGCGATCGTGGATGTATCGGGAGTGTGGAGCGCTGGCGAGCCGTGGTCCGAGTCGATGGCACGCAGCCACAGCAGGAGAGCTGGGGTGCGTACTGGCACATCAGGGAACACTTAATCGTGAGATTAGGAGACTGAACAGTGAACTGCGTGCTGATTTCAAGGAATTGGAACCACGGACTTACTGGACCTCTACGCAGAGCTCTGACGAAAGTGCTTGGCAGATTGATTTCCGTACGGGGCTGATAGATAAGGAGCTCAAGATTGTATGGAGGCCCACAAGGTTGTTTATGAGAAGAAGATTGTGAACAGAGGTGTGCTGTGACTAGCGGATTACTTCAAAAGCGAGGTAATCCGCTATTATTTATATAAATTATACAACATGCAAAATAATGGCAGGTCTTAAATTTCTCGTGGTAGATAAGAATGGGCACCAGCGCACTCTTTCTGAGGGTGTATACGTAGGCCCTTCTCAACCAACCAGTTCAGATATTCTGTTGTGGGTAGATACTAGCACCACCCCAGCCACTCTGAGATATCGTGAGGATGATACGTACAAACCTTTCGGATCACAGGGTAGCACAGAGGTAAGCTCACTGGCTAACCTACCTACTGATTATAAGCTAGTTATAGCAAACATCTCCGGCGATCAGTCGCTCTCAGTAGGCGATATGTATCCGGGTCAGGAGATTCATGTTATTGTGAAGGGTTCAGGCAGCATCACAGTTCCTTCTGATGATGTTTATGTTAATTTAACTGATGATCTTATCACTGTAGATGATTATGCAGAAATCAATATCGTCTCTGATGGTACCAAAAAATACATCCGCGCAATCTAAATCCTATGAAGCACTATATTTCATTAGACGGAGTACAGTTGTTGTCTGAGGTTCCTGAGAATCTCGGCTTCACCGAAGCAGAATATAATAATGGAGCGCTTGTAGAGATCTCTGAGGATCAGGTAGAGCTCGCAGAGCAGATGTTTGGAGCTCCTAACTACTTCAAAGCCATCTTCCCACCGAAGTACTACTACATCAAGGCTGGTCGCGTAGTGGTGCTGGATAAGCAGCTTCCTGACAACTACGAAGTGGGACATACTTATGAAGATTATCAGCGCGGCGCCTTTGTGCAGCTCTCTGATGAGCAGGTGCAGTACTATCTCCACCACCAAGATGCTTCCGTTGCTGTGGTGTGGAACATGAGCGCTGGTGAGGAGCATGTTGTGACTTTGGATGAGGTCAAGTCGAGCAAGTTGGCCGAACTGGAACAACGTGACAGTTCTTCTGCAGTAAATGAATTTATTGTGAATGGTGTGGGTGCCTGGTTTGAACCATCTGAACGTTCTAACTACAACTCATCCATTCAGGCAGCTGAGACTATGGGCTTGAGTGAGCTTACATTCTATGTGGGTTCAGTGGCGCTCACCGTTTCAGTAGAACAAGCAAAGCAAATGTTGGCAGCCGTTCAGCTCTATGCGGATCAGTGCTTTATTGTCACCAAACAACACGCAGCAGCTATCAGCGCACTGGAAAGCATCGAAGATGTTCAAGACTATGACATTACTGCAGGCTATCCAGACAAGCTGAGTTTTAACATCTAATATGTGTACAACATTATAAATGAGCCTGGGTTAACTCAGGCTCATTTTGTATATATTAAATTATGATAATAGTTCTATTTATAACAGCGCTGTACTTAGCAGCAGCTATCCGACGCAAGGGATCACTTCCCGAATCCATCTCCGAGACCTCCTATATATGGGAGCAGGGTTGCCCCAACAGTTCCACATCTTATTTAAGCGCGCATACAGCGCATTTATTTTCGCTCTACTGCGCGATCACAGCTCTCCTGACCATTTATCCATGGTACAGTGCGATCAGCAATTATACGCGATTTTTGAGTGTCGGTGGAGCGCTGGGAATCCTGGCAGCAGGTGCTACACCGTTTTTTAGAAGCTCTTGGCAGAAGCCCGTTCATTATGGTGGAGGTGTCTTGGTCATGGCGTGTTGGGTGTTGTGGATGGCGCTAAATGGTTTTTATACAGCGCTTGTAGAAGCGTTGGGACTGGCCTGTGTACTTACATGCATAAAAAAACAGTCCTGGGTTCTTTGGTTCGAACTCGCAGGACTGCTGGGATTGAGTGTTGTATGTTGATTATGTATAAGTATTGGCGTTCGGGAACTGCGTGACAATATTATAACTACTACCGGTCTCCCATTGCCAATTATAGGTTGATGATGATGATTTCATATTAAACGCCATACTTGCAACCAGACCATATTTCAAAGTGTTTCCATGGGATCCTTGCAGATAAGACTGACCTCCGTTGTGAATCACCAGCTGCCCATTAAGAGATATGTCTTTTAGCTTGCCGGTGCTTGAATCCACTGCAAAATTGTGCACATCCTGAATGGTGAACAGACCGTTTGCAAAACGGATCACAAAAGGCATAGATGGAAGTCCCTGACTGAAATAAGATCTTAAAGTCTTCCATTTGAAACCAGTATTGTCATCATTATCACAAATGGCCTCGAATATCTGTTGTATGGCACTTGTGGTAGTCAGCATGATGGTTTTAGAGTTTGGATCCCAGCGCTCCATGGTGATATATAGGTCTGTTGATGTGGATGATTCAGATATATCAGTAACTGCTTGAGTTGTTTCAGTAATAAGTTTGTATGCTGTCAAGGTCTTTGCATCATCTTGTGCAACAAATCCGCTACCACCATTGTTAAGCTTAAATATACCAATGATAATATCGGTGTCAATCAGCAGCGAGCCGTAAGATAGGCTAGGCGTCACGTTAATTTTCTTCAGACCTTCTTGCGCAGCTTCCACGTCTGATACATACAGCCAGTTGTCCAGTACCCAGTTAGTTCCATCATATTTCCATATAAACTGATTGGATGTAGAGGCAGTTAGGTGCTCCACAGAAAGGTTGACTGTGCTACCAGGCTTTATACCATCTGTGTTTGTGCTCTGAGAGGTGGGACTGAATGCTGTGCCATTTGCGTTCAGTGCGCTGTTGGTCCAGCCATAGAATGTGATGGATGCATCAGAACCATCGGATCCATCTTCACCCGCATCACCCTTCAGGTCTCCACAGTCTACACCATTGATATAAATATGTGTGCCCACCATCTCCACAGTTGGAGCTTCGGCGGCAGCACCATCAGAACCGGCAGGACCAACCGGACCTTGTGGACCTTGTGGACCAGCAGGGCCTGTAGCACCGTCCGCACCATCCTTACCGTCCTTGCCATCTCGTCCATCTTTACCATCTGCTCCGGTATCACCTTTTTCACCTTTCAGATCACCATAGTCCAGGCCATTGATGTAGATATGTGTACCTACCATTTTTACATCAGGGGTCTCTCCATCTTCACCTTTATCGCCTTTATCACCTTTATCACCTTTGGTTCCTTGCAGACCTGCCTGACCCTGGGCTCCGGTATCGCCTTTTTCGCCTTGTGGGCCCTGGGCTCCGGTGTCGCCCTTTTCGCCCTTTTCGCCTTTCAGGCGCGACAGGTCTTCATCAGATGCACTATCAAACCATTCTCCAAAGGCACCGATCCAGTCTGCATTTTCCGCAACAGTACCCAGGTCACGACCATTGACGAACCAATGGTTGTCTTTTATATAAGGAACATTGACCGCGTTCTCACGGCGAAATTCCTCCAGGTATGCTTTGATGTCCTCGGGTGCTAGCGCCAGCGAACTCGTGCTCTGAACCGTCTCACTCACATTGTTGAGAGTTTCGCGGCGGTGTAAGATATCTTTCATAACATCAGCGATCTCACCAAACTCGGAAAGTACCTTAGTAAGAGTAGCATATTCAGCACCATGCTCCGAATCCACGGCTTGCATAGTAGCAGAGTTAGCCAGACGTGAACAAATGCGCGTAGCCCAGGTTGTACCCTGCCCATAGAGAGCTTCAGTAGAAATCTTTACATTCACACAGGTGCCGCCTGAGGTCACCTCATCAGGAATGTACACACCCAGTGGCATGTCTATCACAATGGGTTGTGTATCAGCAGTGTTGTTGGTTGGGTCTACTGCATATAGGCTGTAATAAAGGATAATAGCATTGAACTTCAGGTTGTCGCGTGAGCTCTCCGATTGTTCATACTCACCAGTCTCCACACTGAAAGCCATTCCTGTGCGAGTGGGTTCAGATGCAAAGCCTGTTTCTTGTAGTATGATAGTCTTCTGCCCGGCCTGCGGGGTGATGTGAACATATATCTCATTATACATCCAGCCGTTGCGAACCTCATGTGACAAGAAGTTGATGTCGCTGAGAGAGGGGGCCCATTCGGATGTGGTGCTGTCCTTCACCTTTACCTGAGCATAGATTGCTTTATATAGAGCAGAACGTGCAGACCCATAGTCTATATCGGCTGGGGTTTGCGCACTGTTTATAAGCTCTTGAACCTCGTTGTCTGCTGTGCTCATCCAACTATCCACATCCGTGCTGTTCAACTGAACAGTCACACAATGAGATGGGTAGACTTGACACAGACCAGACATAGTACGTGTCAAGTCTTGATTGTATTGCGAAAATGGAATAAATCTGCCTGGCATATTTATTTTAATATATTTCTTTGTTAATATAATAGTTGCGAAAGTTGAGGAAAGAGTTTATTTCATAACTCATTTGAGTTGCGGTCATAACACCATTATTATTGAGTTATAAAATCATTCAAAAAGAAAAACAATATCATAACTATGGCCATACCTAATTATTTGGCGAAGATCAAGTCTTCAGGTGTATATCGTTATGTATTCGATAAGACTGATATCCCAGCCACTGAGCGCAGTTCTATTCGCTTGGTGGTAGGATACTCTGAAAGGGGTCCGTTCAATACTCCGGTGTACATCTCTGATGCTCAAGAGTTTATCTCTACCTTCGGCAATATCTCACGCCGTATGGAGCGCAAAGGCATTTTCTTCCATCGCTTGGCACTCCAGGCACTCGATGCAGGTCCTATCTTGGCTTTGAATCTCAAGCCGTTCAAGAACGAATCTGCAAAGATGATATCCTTCAATGCATCCGACATTGTTTGCAATGACAACATTGAGGTGACTGTTGAAGCAGATTCTATCAACATGACGCCTGAGAAAGCATATGACTCAAACGGTGATGCTGTGACAACCCTTCCGGACGCTCGCGACTTCGTAGCTCCTGTGCCTGACTATGCAAAGGATGGCGACGGATATACATTCGTAAGCTCTCGTTCTGAGAAGGCTACTCACATCCGCACCATTGAGACTATTTCAATCGATGGAACCGATACTCGCATAGAGGTTTATTGGAAGCCTACATCAGGCGCTGCTAGCGGCGCTGCCCTGGTGAACGGATCTTTTGTAGCTGCTCATTATACTTTCGACAAGAAGTACTTTAATGATGCATTCTATAAGGTATCTAACGGTAAGATCACAGTTCCTGGCAAGCAGAAGGATCTTTCTTCAACTATCTTGGACGATGCACTCATCGCTCTTGATGGTACTAATGTAGCGGGCGAAAAACTCAACACTATCTACAATACTAACCGCTTCTGGAAGGTAACTGATAACATCATGGACATCAGCCCGCTGAAGTCAAAGGCGGGTCAGGTATCAGACTATATCCGCATCGTTCAGACTTCTTCAAAGGAAGATTCTGTTACGCTGTTTATCCGTCCTTACGTTCCTGCTGGCTATAATGTGAAGATTTCTGACTGGTTCTCTGCTGAGACATCTGCTGAGATCCCTCCGTACATGGAAGCTCTCCGCGATCACTACCTTTCTGAGTTCTTCGTTGAGATCTACGCGTTCAAGGGTGACTTCCGTTCTGCAGACCTCTTCTCAAGCGAGGGTACATTGGGTGCTCATGTGGGTGGCAAATTCTATCCGTTCTGCACAGTGACTGGTACCGGCGACAGCGCTGAGCTCCGCACTAATCCTGATTTCGTGGATGCGTTTGGTGCTCCTGCTGATGCGCTTGCTGCTATGGCTGATGTTACTACTTCAAACTTCATCGGTAAGTATCAGGGTATCTTGTTCCCATCATTCAAGGACACAACCGGTAGCTTTATCTCCATTGACTCAGTGTTCAATGATGATTATGCAGCTCACAAGTGTTTGATGGCACTGGATGAGGCACTCCTAGATGAGGCTTATGAGAACGACCTGGATGGTAACGAAGTTTATGGCAACACTGAAGAGAAGACCGTAGATGCAGGCGCCGGCAAGGAAACTGGCACCGGTATCTCATCACTCGTTCACGTTCTTACTTCAGCTGTTCACGCCAACAAGGCAAGTGCACCAAACAATGGCACAAACTACAGCACAGACTATGAAGCAGTTGCTGCTCCTCCGGTTAATGCATCAGTGGTTGGTTACTACCTCGAAGGTTATAACTATACAACCATCATGCGCAACGAATCGGGTCGTTCACTTGTTGAAGATAAGATCAGCGCAGTACTTGGTTACAAGGGCATTTATGAAGCTCTCACCAACAATGTAGACGTGGATTACAAGTATTGGATTGATACATTCCAGGCTTATCCAGGAGTATCTATGAAGTCTAATATCTCAGCCATCCTGAAGCAGAAGTTTAACGTTCTTGGTATCTTGAACTTCCCACCAATCCATGATTGTGCCACTTATCTCGGATTCCCTGGTCTGACTGGTGGATTTGACATGTCAAAGGTTACAAAGCGTGGTTCAGGTATTTCGTTGCCTGCTGAGGTGCAGGGTGCATCATTTGTTGCGTTCTATACTCAGTTGCAGATGACTGATGGCACTAACAAGTTCATTGTTCCTTCTGCTGCACTTGTTTCTAACCTGTTCATGGAGAAGCGTTCTAAACGTCTTCCTTACTATGCAGTTGCCGGCGTTAATTATGGTCGTATCAACTACAACGGAGTGGTTGGTCCCGATTATAACTATTCACGTCCTGACCTGGATGCACTGGAACCGTTTGGTGTAAATGCTATTATATACATTCCTCGCAAGGGTGTTGTTATCAACTCTAACCAGACTGCTAAACAGTCACCTGTTACCGCACTGTCAAAGGTACATGTCAGAGAGCTGGTTACCTTCTTACAGGACACTGTCGAAGATATGCTTTACAACTACCAGTGGGAGCTCAATTCTTCAACGCTGCGTGACAAGGTTAAGGCTAAGTGTGAAACTATCCTTGGTCTTATTCAGGCAAATGAAGGCATTTATGATTATCGTGTTGAGTGCTCTGAATCCAACAACACTCAGGAGATGATTGAAAATGAAATGTTTGTTGTTGATATCGAGATCGAAAGCACACCGCAAGCCGGGAAGATGGTACAGACGCTTACGCTTCGCCGCAAGGGGGGTATTGCATCTATTCCACGCAACTAGCTTATAACCCTTATAACAAAAAAGCTCAGCTTATGCTGAGCTTTTTTTGTATATCCATTTTTGAGTACCTGAATCATATATACAAAGAAATTTTTGTTCCCTCATAACTTCTGCTTCGGTCCATGAATTATCATTTTTATCTCTCCAACCGCGTTTTACTATCCCATTTTTCGTAAATGTTGATCTGTGATATCGTTTATTTCCTTTGACATAATAGTATGATGTGTTTACTTTGTGATCTGATTCAAATCCCAGCACTTCATATAAATGTCCGTCAGAAATATCATTATGTGAAAATGATACCACAATCTCGGGGTCAACATTTTTTATAAAATTGTGCAACAATCTTGATGCACCGCCGATGACTCTTGTATTTATAATATTACAAAATCTATTTAAGACCCATGAGTCATCACCCTTTACACCTTGGCATCCAGGTTGCTTGGTAAAAGTCATCAGCGATACAAGTTGTCCTTTATAATATAGACCATATCTTATCTGCGAGGGTGAAGCTCCTTGTATATGATTGGATTCAAGAAACTCAGCGGCTTCTTGTGAATTAACCGAAGCTATATCACATTTGCGCGCATATATAACTGTGTTACAATAACCTAATTTAGTTTTCACCATGGACTCTACTATTTCAGGGTGGTTATATATTTGATCAGACCAAAAGGTCAATAGTTTTATCCCTTTATTCTGTGCAATTTTGAATTTATTAACATGATATTGCGGTTCTTTAAGGAGTGTTGAATGATAATATGTTCCATTCAATTCAATAGCCACATTCTTTGCAGGAATCCATATATCGGCCTGTAGTCCATCGAATATTCCTTTATTGGTCTTATATTCAACACCGAGATTATCTAATACATTTCGCATAAATATTTCAATGGTGGTGCCTGCTGAATGCGTATGCTTTACCGGCAACAATCGTGTACATGGCTCAGTATTGCTCTTTATGCGACCGCGATAATGCTTGCACGATATTATATATGAACGTTCAGAACATTTTACACACCCCGGATGCGGACATTCGCATATCCAATCTCCATTATCTGCATATCCTATTAGGAAATCATATTTCTGTATATATTTATTACGAACTATCTTTTTATATTGTTCTTTAAGAAAGATAGAGCCATTACCAACGCCACCATATCGTTTAATGCATGTGGATTTCATTTGCTCATGATTTGCGTAATCAGGGTCGCCATAAAGGGATTCCTTGGTGGCGCGCGCTTTAGTGTTAAGTTCTTCAGATGCAAATCCAACACCACCATAATTTTTTTCGCACGTTATTGATTGTTTATCAGTTCTGCCCGGTATACTACCTGCGCAAGAAACCCCATATTTTGAGCGAACTGTTGAGCGAATTTTGTCCTGAATTTGTCTGCTGCCTGCAGACCACTCGGTGCCGTATTTTGAGCGATTGGTTGCTTTAATTTTGTTTTTAATATCTTCAGAGCTTGACGGGCAATCTCCACCATATCTCTTTTGGCATGTATTTTTTGTGCGTGCAATTTTTGCAGGATCTGAATTAAGGCATTTTCTACTACAATATTGTTGATATCCTTTGGAATAACATAAAAATTTTAAGCGTGCACCACATCTACAGCGTGGAACGGATGATAGGTTATGTGTATACCAATATAATTTTTCTTGGAATTTTACGGGTTCCAATTTATTTATTTTGTCATACTCAACAGGAAAATGTTTTTCAAAATAACTCCCAGTGAGTTGCATTTTGTTAAGTTTTGATATATCCATAAACTAATATATAAAAAGAAAGGCCCCCATTAAGAGAACCTTTTTTATTTCAATAGTTATCGGTTTACTTCTGATATGGTGCAGGATCTTCCATACCCACAAACCCGAAAGCTTCCAATCGCTCCGTGCAAGATCCGCACTTGCCGCAAGCCTCACCGGCCTCATTGGGATTGTAGCATGTATGGGTGTTAGCAAGAACCTTCTTGATCTTCGGCTTGTTGAAACCGAGCTTCTTCATAGCATCGATACCCGCCTGAAGAACCTGACCCTTATGGATATTTACAAATGGTGTTTCGAAGTCAACTCTCTCTGAGCCCCAGTTTGAGATGCGATAGAGTTCACGAGCCATCTCAACGGACTCCGGGCGACAATCCGGATAGATGGTGTGATCACCGGCATGAACACCCTGCGAGATGATAATGTTCTCACCTGAGCGATTGGCAATACCCAGCGCAATACCATAGACGATAGAACTAAATGTTATATTGCGGTTTTCTACAACGGTAGACTTCATGTTCTCATCCGCATAGTTGCCCTCGGGAATGGCTCCACCATCAGCCTTGAGTGTGCTTGCTGACATCGCAAACGCAGATGTCAAATCCACAATCTGATGGTCAACCGGCAAACTCAGTTTCTGCAAGAACTTAATGTTCTTCTGTACCTTCTTGAGCTCGATAGCATGCTTCTGGCCATATCTGAATGATACTGCATGAACTGTCTTGCCCTGAGCGAGGTAATACATGAGCAAGCATGTGCTATCCAGTCCACCACTCAATGATAAAACTACCTGGTTGGCCTCAAACTTGTTCTCAGCGCTGTTCTCACCATTTACTGCAGGTTCTGTTGATACAGTTACAACTTCCTGAAATTCTGACATATTGTTTTAGTTTTTGAAATTTAACAATCTAATATATATAAGATATTGTGTTGGTTTATGCGTGCTCAAATGAATATTTGAAAATTGCTCCATATTCCTCATCAGAGAGCGCCTCATGACCCACGTGCTCTACCCACACCACACAAAGCGGATTATAAGAACGCCAGCCGCTCACGCTGAGGTCATAATAGGCTTCTGACCCTGACTTAGAACCTGAACCCTTGGGATGAGATTCCTCAGGGATTGAATCAAGATTGATAGTACCATGGGCTATGCGAAGTTCGCCCGTCTTCTTGCGGTAGGCAAAATGCACAGTTCCGTTGGTAAGCTTAGTGCGCAATTCCTGCGCTAGATTGATCTTTTTATCCATAAGCTATAGAATTACATTGTTTAGTTATTTGAAGCGCATAGAGCGCAAGTAAATGCGCTTATTTGCGAAGTTATTATTCGGGGTCCTCTGAATACTTTTCCAAAAAGCGAACATACTTCACTTTCATGGCTTCGTATCGCTGGATGAGGCCGCGAGTTAGATCGGATTCAGGAAACGTCCTGACTTGCTCAATGTCATCATCGATAGATGCTATCATGAGCGCCGCGATCTGCGCTGTTTCCTTTCGTGAGGGGCTCTTGACTGCGCGCAGCTTGTTCATCAGTGCGGTACGTAGCTTTTTGTTTTTTGGGATGAGGTCTTTTGTATTCATATTCTATGTTCTTTTGACATATATAGATAACAAAATCCCATGCAAAATTTAGTGATCTTGCATGAGATTTTTACGATTTTATTCAAAAGAAATTTGTGTTTTGTCTGTGCCTGATGTGTCCTGCACAAGTTTCATCTTTATATGGCCATCAAACAAGCCCCCATCCATGTCCTGGTGCGACACTATCAGTACAGAGGAGCCCTGCGGCAGAGTGGCGCGCAGCACCGAAACAAGCTCTGACCGAGTGCGTGGGTCAAGATTGGAGAACAGCTCGTCCAGGAATATGACGTTTGAACTGACCTTGGAGATGAGTGAACCTATTATAGCTAATATTATCACCATATCCACCATTTTGAGCTGACCTGTTGACAGTGACGAAGTAGGTATGGCATCCAGGGACGCAGAACGAATGCTGCACTTGAACATAGAGTCGTACTCAGGAATGTAACGCAAGGACAACATACCAGCCAGCTCTTTAATCTTTGAGTTAAGTGACGGTATGAATGATTCCAACACCTGTGAGCGAATCTGCACCTGCATTATCTGCACCAATCGCTCATACTCAGTCAACTCAGTGCTGATTTGGTTGGCACGCTCCTCATAGCCCGCCACCTCCGCTTGCAGCTTGACAATCTCCTCTTCGTTTACTGCTGTGTGCTTGGTTTGTTCCACCAAACGTACCAACTCATTTTCCTGCGATTTAACGCGCGATTTTATCTCAGTAATATAATTAGTCGCCTCAGAAGAGATCTGCGAAATTTGCGCGCTTAAATCGCTTATACGAGCGCTTATAGTCATGTACTGCTCAGCAAGCACTGCTCGCTCCTGTTCTTTTATAGAAAGTTGTGACTGATCGATGGGTGCACCACAGGTCGGGCACGTGCCTTTCTTTATAAAATCAATCTCGCGTTTCTTGTTAACACCCAGCGTTCGCACTTCGACTAGTTTAGTATTGTTGGTGGTCAATTCTGAGTGGAGGGGTGCAAGTACCACATCGCGCTCGGATTCCTTGTTTGCGATGTTCTGTTTGAGCTCAGCAATAGATGCTTTGGTAGCATCAATGTCACCGTCCACAAACGTATAAGACCTCATGCGATCAATCTGTGAGTTGATAGCACGGATATTGGCTTGAACTCCCGTGAGTTCTGTGCGCAACTGTGACTGTTCCTCCTTGCATGCATCTATATAAGCAGTCAGTGAATCAAAACCGAGCACCTGGTCGAGAAACAGTTTGGTGTCTTTGGTATTGAGTGTGGACAGTGACTTGAAGTTATTAAAAGAGATAATGCACAAGAGTTCCATGGTGGTGCGTGATGTATCGAGGTATTCAGTCTCGAGTTGGGCCTGTGCAGAACGCTTGTTAGTAAAGACAATAGGCTCCCCATCCGCCTCCACTGACATGGGTGACTGACCGTATGAGTTCAGCTCTCTTCTTATATATAAGTTTTTACCTCGTGACTGACACCACAGTTCCACCAGTCCATGTTTCTTACCCCAGCTGATCAGGGCAGTGTTGTTCTTACCTGATACCGTACCATACAGACCATAGATGATAGCCTCGCCAATAGTTGTCTTGCCTGCACCGATATGCCCAGACACCCACCAAATGCCTTGTAGGGTGGTGAAATCGATAGTTGTTTCGTCCAGGAATGACTTGAACCCAGACAGTTTTATTTTTTGAATCTTCATATGCGCGATTTATATATAGAAATATATGTGAGTTGTTGTCAACCTTTATATATAAGAAAAGGCTAACCCGAAGGTTAGCCTCGCACGTTTAATCACGATTAGGTTTTAAGATGTTTCGACATCGCAATGTCTGATTGCAGGCTCGAACTCCCGAAGGAAGGAAAGCGGAGCTCGAGTATCCTGGCTTGAATGTTCGCGAACGATATTCGTTATTCAGTGTATGCTCCCAAATTGGGTTTACATATGACCACATGTGCGCAGCGGCACCTATAAGAAAACTGTCTTTAATCAGTTCGCGAAATTTCTTTCCCATTGTTATTCATTTTTAAGTGTTACATAAGAATATAGTCTCATGTGCAGCACTCTTTAGAAGTATATAGAAGATTCATGCTGAGCCGCAGGCAGTGAGTCAGAAGAGTGCATCACATTCTTACTTTCATCTATACCCCAGCGCTCGCGAATAGTATCTTTCAGCACCCCAACCTCCTTATAAGTACCACTGGTGAGGGTCCCTTTTTTCTTATATATAATTGCTCGTGACGGACCTGACGACATATAGTCACACAAGTCACCATAGAACTCCTTGTCTTTGTGGACTTTATATAAGTTACGAGCCTCACTGAGGGTGAGGGTTTTGACAGTCATACGATCTACTTCCCAACCCCTGTCACCAAACATAGTAATGATGTCCTGAGTGTGGTCCAGGAAGCCTGGTTTTACAATGGTGAAGATCCATTGTTGTGGTGCGATGTAGTCATATAATGATTTCATGAGTTAAGAACTGTATTTGATTTGAATATATTACCAAGTCTTTTAATGTGTGTTACATCCGGTTGGGCAGAGTCTGTGAATATATTACCGCCGGCTTTGCCTATACCACCAGAGCTCTTTGAAGTATAACTCTTGATAGCACCTACTGTACCCCACAGATCCTTCAAATTACCTGCCTGTTGCTCAATGCGCGATATGGATATTCCGTTCAGGTTACCCAAATATATACTATTGAGTTTGGAGCTTATGATGCTCTTACCCGCGCCAATGAGCTGATCTACCCAGGAGGTGCCTGGTTCTGTATAAGTGGCGGTCTTGACTGATGGAAGCTCATTGGATGGGCTGTCAGCTATCTGCTCACTCTCATTTGTCTCTTTGGATGAACTCTCTTTGGCAAGATACTTAGGAGTAGATTCGTCACCCACAATAGCCACCGGGCTGGTATCACCCATCAGATCGGAAGCATACGCACCCATGAACTCATTAAAACGTATCTCATACATATCGTCATAATTGATGTCTATGCTGTACTTAGGCACGGAACCCTGTTCATTAGACAGTTCGGCAACACCCGAACGCGAAGAGTTATAGTCGATTTCACAACCATGAAACTCGAAAGCCTTATAAGATGCAACAGGTGCAGAAGTGCTGTCTTGTGCATTAAACACAGTCAGACCATCAGGCCCAGCCAGCACAGAAAGTGATCCCTCGGATTTTTTAGAGGTAGATCTGCGCTCCGAATCGGTCATCGGGTTGGACTTGCGTGACACATGAAGCCCACGTAGTGGGAGCTGAAACTCTATCACAGTCATATCAAACTTTCTCAAGTTGCGCGGCACTACTTCACGCTTAGTCTCCCAGGACCACACAACAGAGCGATATAAGTCCAACAAGGTACCGATGCGCTGATCATAAGAATCATCTAAACACTCAATGGTGATTTTGTCACGCTCTTCTTTAAGTTGGAAATCACCTGTAACGATCTGACGTTCTACTGCTGTATCCAAACCTTTCACCGACTGAAAGTACCAGGGTGACTGGGAGTTGATATTGGAGAGCAGCTCCACAAAGCGCTTGAGGTTTTTGGCGCGCTCAATCTCATTGTTGATCATAAGATATGAGAATGCTGTGTTGTGATTCCAAAGCTCTTCCAGCTTGTTTTTTGCTACATCTGTTGTCAGGGTGTCACCCAGATTTATCCACACAGGAGCGAGCAAGCCAGTGAGTGTACCCTGAGCAGAGCCCGTAGAAAGTGTATCCCCTGTACTTGGCTGTGGAACAAGGTCATCCGAGTTGTTATAAAAATGGAACAAGATTCTAAAAAACACTTGCCCAGGCATGTCATACATCTGTCCCTCATTGAACGCACCCGCGCGGAAGCGGCTCATGTCCTGAATGAGCGACACATAGCTTGTAGGGTCCAGTTCGCTGGATCCGCCGGAGGCGGCACTTTCCAGGGTCCCTGTGATAGCCTTCCCAACATTCTTTATGGTATTTAAGAGGTTTCCCATTACTGTTCGTTAATATCATTGAGAACCTGTGGACGTTTGCTAGCCGGACGCGACAGGTACAACCAGCAATCCCAGGACTGAGATTCTTTGTTATAAGATATATACTGACCTATGCAAGTGTACTGACCTGAATATTGCAGGTTGACACGCAGCGGGTTGTCTGTGACTGCTTTGCTGAAGTCCCAGTCCTTGACCCAACCCAGGATGGTGGATAGGTCTTCTGTGGATTTGATAGCTTGCACCTCTTGCAGCGCATCTTGTTCCATGGCATTACCAGCATCATTGTCATACCATACAAATCGTAGCTGATCTCCACGCATGATACCCAGTTGCGGATGAGCTGTATGTATCACTATGACCTCTGATTCGATCTTCTTGAGATATATATCGCGACACTTCTCAGCGAGCAGATAATTGTAATCACCGTATACCTCACCCGCATATTCAAACTTCACAAACTCGTTCTTCTGAATATCACCATCCGTGATGTAGTGGTCTATCCATTCTTTTTTGTTCTCTTCATACACAGAGAGCGCTACTGAATTGCCACGTGATTGAGAAGCAGCATCGGTCTCAATGTCATAATCCTGCACATACAGGTCCGTGTGCTCGAGTGCTGGGTGATTGGAGAATAGGGCAAGGGCCTTAGTGGGCAGCGCGTCATCATTCGTAGAACCATCACCAGTGTTCTGTGTTATCCATATCTGCATATCCACTTCAGTGTCTTCTGAGTTGATGCGGTCATAGATGTCACACAGGATGAGGTTGTTCCAGGTGTCCACCCACCAATCAAATACATGTGCTTCTGAGGAGCCCGATTTGTATATCTCTCTGGATATCAAGTCCTTATAAGATTCATATTGGCATTGCATATAACGAGTGTCCTCAGTGGCTTCTGTGTTCGTTGCAAATCCGAGCCCGGTGTCAGTAGAGATCTTGTCACACAGCTCATAGGTGCTGAGCTGACCCAGCGCTTTATATAATGATTTGGTGAACTCTGTGAGCTTGTACTCCGCGGTTCCCACAATTGAGCCATTATCTGCATGTACATCTGTACACATGAAGGTTAGATCAATTTTCTTGTAGGTATTGTCAAAACGCGGCAGGATCTGTAGACGCAGCTCATTGTCATTACCCGGATTGGAATAGTTCGAAATAATGTTTGAGCGGTCATGGATAGTAAACTTCACCGTTGGCAGCTTCCCTGTACAGTCCAGCTCAAACTTCTCCACATCCTGAAAATCCACAGCCACACCATTCAGCGCCAGGATGGGCACCAGCAGGCCAAATATCTTAGTCTGTTGATACTCAGTGGGGTTCTTTTGAGACTGCTCCTCTGCTTCCTGAGCGCTTGGCTGGCGAAGCGCGTGGTAAATCTTGGACTGCTCAATGTTTGGATCTCGTATAACTGTGATAGCCGCCATATATCAATATACAATGATCTTTGATTGAGCATCAATGTTAAATCGCTTGTCCCCAATGACTGCTTCATTTGGTTTACGCTTTTCATTGCGTGCTTTAGCCTTGGGTTGTGTGGATTGTGATGCCAAATAAGCCTCAGACCATTCTTTGGCTGGGGTCTGATTAAAGTTCTGCAAATTATCCAGTGATGGCAAGATGATGTTCTGACCATCATATAGTTCAAACGGATTGCCTGAGCCATTGAGCTTGACTATCAGGTCCGCATACATATCATCAGCGTACACCTCATCAGCCACGAGATCAGGTCGCGCCACGTAATCGCCGTCAATAGGTGCTACCTGGCACTGGTATGATTCGGGGATGCTAAACGTGCAGCCCAGCAAATCAACAATTTCTTCATCGAGGTACTCTGAGTGGTACGTCTCTTTTCGTGCGAGTGTTGGTGAAAAAAGCATATATATAAACGTATATATAAAAAATAAGCCCCCAACCTTTCGGAAGAGGGCTTAACAATATGTTAGAATACGGATTAGAGTCCTGCTCTGTGGCGGCGGAGCTGCATGCGGATAGCGCGCTCACGTTCGTCAGTAATATTTTCTAGTCCTTCATAGATACCAGGCGCGGGCTTAACCTCTTCAAACTTGATACCTTCCCAGAAGCGATCAATAGCTCCCTCGTTGGTGAAGTCGAACAGCTGTGCACGGCGCTTGATAGATTCTTTTACTTCCTGTGAAGCCATGTTCCACTGAATGCGCGCGCTCTCAGGCATTTGTGCGATGAAAAGAGGTTCATCTTCCTTGTTCTCGTTGATACGGCGAGTTCCGAAGTCCGGCTTTTTAACATCCAGACCCTCGAGCATAGACAACGTCTCAGTAATGCTCTTGAGCTGGCCAGCCTTAGTATCCTTCAGACCCTCAGCGATGAGGTCCTTAACCTGTGAGCCATAGCTCTCGGTTACCCATTTCTCGATCTCCGGAGTGAAGTGCTCAGTCAACCAGTTCTGAATACCAGGAGCAACCTGTCTGATAACCCAGTTCTCAACCTGCGGTGAGTACTGTTCACATACCCATTTCTCGATCTCGGCACCAAAGTCTTCAACAACCCACTGCTGGATCTTAGGAGCGATTTCCTTTACAAAGTTTTTCTTAGACTCATTGATTGCCTTTTCCTGGATAAATTGACCAAAGTCCTCAGTAATCCACTTTTGAAGCGATTCAGAGTATTCAGTGATAACCCAGTTCTGAATGCCATTGGCCAACTTCTGAAGGTCAATTTTTGCCGCAACTGCTTCGTCTACATCGTTGCGGAGGGACTGGTTCTCAGCTTCCAGCTCAGTGATGCGTGCCTCCAGGGCAGCGAAGCGTTCGAGAAGCTCTTGCGGTGTGTCCATATTGTTATTTTCGTTTGATTCTTTCTCTGAAATAATAAAGATGTTGTCTGATAAAGACTCACATACTTGGGATTCATTCAGATGCATACGAGCCTGTGAAAATCCAGGAGTTCCGACAAGATCATACGTGGAAATCTTTTCAAGTGTTACTTTGCCGCCTTTATCTACCTGTCCCATAGCTCGTGAGCTGACGAACAAAGGAAGTCCGCCTTCTACAATAGCCTGGGCGATCTTACCCTTCGGGGTGTTAAGGAGTTGAATGGTTCCTGATACAACACCATTCTCATCGATGTTGATATCAACAATCTTATGAGATACATTCTCAAGTGTTACATTCATAGTCTGTGGATGTTCGAGCTCACCCGGGATAGCGCCGTCCTGCTTGATGCGTCCTTGCATCTCAGTTACCATGCGACCATAATTGCTTGCTTCATAAACACGCTGGTTATTGTTGCGAACACCACAAACACCAAACGTTCCCGACAAAGTCATTAAGCCGTCACTGGACTTTGATATACTCATATCCTTAACAGCGTTAAGGGTTTCGTAGATTCTACATTTTGACATATGTTTTATCAAATTTGTTTTTATATATGTAAATCATAATCGATTTAATAAAGTCACGCTAATTTTTATTCCACAATATCGTTACTGTGTTGGGTGAGGGGTAACAGAAAGTGATGGTTTGGTTTATTATGGTGTTACTGTGTTGAGTAGGGGGTTAAATGGCTGATAATCAGTGTTGTAGCGCGTGTGACAGCGTTATGGTGACGATATTTGCTCTTATATATAGAATTTATATGAGTTATGGTGACAGGGTTGGGGTGCTGAAGGTGACAATAAAAAGAAGAGAGATAGATTATCTATCCCTCTCCTCGGCTTGGAACGCTCGTAACGTCAACCGCGCCAACGGTAACGTGAACTATATATCTTTATATACTCAGCAACTGATTTCTCAGGGTGCTGTAAATATCAGTTTTTACTCGCACTGAAAGACTGATTGCGGGGAACATCTTGAAAAATGTATCCTTATCATCGCGAGCCAGCGCATCGCGCAGCTTAGTAGCAGACTCATCCTCATCTCCACGCTTGATTTCAATCACTTCAAAATCATCGGGGAGTTCTGCACGTTCGTGATACTTCTCAGCCATGGCTTTGTAAGAATCAACTCGATCTGTGCCACATGTCCAACTCTGTGGCTCATAGCCATTAGCACGAAGAACTTCGGCAATCTTGATTATGTCTGCGTTCTTAACTAATACAATATCTTCGATGTGGGCCTTTTTGTTATGGCTGAATAAATCCTTATACATCGGAACTGTCAGACTAGAAGGGAATGGGTGACGAGCATCGACCTTGCTATCGGGAGTTTCAATCATACACAGTACCGTGGGGATGCCCTTCTGCTCAAATGCGGCCTGTGCGCACTTGACATGGCCATTAGTAATCGGTTGAAATCGTCCTATGAGTATATTTACTTTCTTCATTTTAGCTTCTTATCTTTAGTTCAATCATAAATAACAAACTGCGCCCTGAAATTTAGAGTACCACCCAGGAAAAGACCATTATTTATATAAAAATCATGCGCCTTTGATATGGCAGATAAATCAATAAACAACTATAGACTTCGCAGAACCCTTCCAAAGTTGTCAGGAAATATGCAGTTGGACCTGATTGTTCATCCTGTGACAAGCGGCTGGAACACCGGCGCTCTTATGGTTCGCCAGGCACACCTGCGCCCTATAGGCTCTGATACATATGTTCCTGTGGTGGATGAGCGCCTGATGGATAGAACACATCAGTTGAATATTAAGAATTTTTACGAGCGCACCCGTTCAAGCTTCTATACGCATCCATATGATTCAACCCTGAACTCTGATTGGCCGCGCATGGTGAGCTGGTCTGAGATGGACAAAATGAAATATATAAAGCGCTGGGACGATACTTGTTGGGCTGGAGCTAAACGCTCTCGCAACAAGCTCTATGGTTGTACTCATGAGATTCTCGTGCCGCTGTGGCTGGAACAATGTGATGGCCTGAGGTTTAATATAGAGATCTGCGCCGCCTGTTCAGATACTACTGCAGCAAGCTTTACACTGGACCTGTCTCCTGTATACCTGCAAGCATCCTGGACAACTCGCACCGCGCCGCCTTTTCCTGGCGCCGCTCCTGGAAAGCGGTTTCTTAAGAACTTTGTTGCATCAGAGACGTTTAATAATGATTTTGTGCAGTACTTTATCGACTATTTGGACTATATAGGAGTAGCTGATGGCACGCCTGATGTGATGACAGTGGATTTTCAGAACAATGTCACCACCCTGGCCGGCCTGCAGGTGGAATCTGGCAATGTAGCAGTTCGGCAAAATTTTAATATAGCACGAAACCTGCTGTTCAGAGAGCGCCCACTGCTGGAGGCAAATAGCCTGCTGACCAATTCATTTATGGATAACAAGATGATTGTCAAGCAGTTAATCAATTTCAACATTTGTTTTGACCTAGATGAACTGTTGGGTCTGATAGCTAATGCAGATTCGTTTACTGCTGCCAATCAATATAAAGTTCGTGTATCTGTTCGGGCGCTTCGTAAATACCGCGACACTCATTTGGATAGCATGATCGAACCCCACTGGGACATGATCGAGTCTGAAGCCGAAAATCAAGATTCGCGCGACTGTGGTTATGTATGGGAAGATCTTGAAGTTCGTGACTTCTACACCAATCACTATTATATACCGCGCCCAAAGGCTCAGTTTGAGTATCAAGATGGCGTAGATAATACTTATGAGGTAGAGGACAGCCCACTGAATGCGCTGGCTTATAAGCGCGACTACCAGTGCACAGACATCATGCACGCCAATAAAATCTCACAACCTATCTGTCACTGGGTAAATGCAACGAATCCCGATGGCGACTTGTTCAATGTGTATGATGGCTTTGGCGCTTATGCAGTGGATGAGGATGGCAATTTTATTGAATACGATCATGGATTTGGCCAGACCCCGGATCTCTCTGATTCAGAATATGACGAAAGCGTAGACAATACTGCCTGGTTGGGTGTTAAGCTCAAGGGTACCGGTGCGACTATTGAAAATATATTAAACGCACCGCTGTCAAAGGTGGAGTCTGGGTTCTTCTCAGATGCATCTAACTTCATCAATGGTCTCCAGTTTAACTACAGTTCGGCTGGCATTTCTTATGACAACACAGCAGATCGCTCAGCACCTTCTAAAGTATACATAGGAGTAATGACGACTCCCGCAGATTGCAATCTTACAGCGCTGTGGAATAAGTCAAGTACACAAGTCAATGAAGTGTCTATTATCAATATCCTCACAGACAGACGTGATGAGCGTACGGATGTACCCACCTGGGGAACACTTCCTCAATATCAGAAAGAGGAGGGTGTGGCTGAACTGGCCAAACGATATACAGCAAAAGATATAATGTATGATTGGCACCTGTACTCGGATGGTGATAATAGATTTTCTATCACTTATGGTGGTAAAGATACTAACATCACATCAGATTATCGCATATATTATGACCCAACGGGCACTATCCTCAAGGAAGGTTATTATGTATGGCTGAAGGCTTTTGAGAATGGAAATTTAGTCAATATTTCAAAGGTCATTACAAAAGCGGAGATCCCGGAAGATCGGCGCCTTGTCGCTACAGATATAACGAGATCTATGCTGGTGCGTTTGGGTGGATCTGCTGGTCCTAACTACACAGCATCCCGCGATGATGAGAACATGAACTCATTGTACGTGGCGTTTAGACGATATCCAGCAGATGGGGTCAATCCTACAGCATCTGATCCGTTGTATGTGATATTCTTCCAACCCGAGGCCGAAGCGCACACCACCACATCAGGACAGGTAATGCAGAACCTTCGTCCCCATGCCCTAACCCCAGGTCGCCTGATAGAAGCACTGCAAAGTTATTGGAATAAGTACAAGCCAGCATATGATGCTTTGCAGGCTGAAAGTGAAGATGGTAATGTAAGCATTCCAACAGGATCGTTACCTGACATGTCCGATCTGAACGTAATTGTGCAGACTATGTCTACCATCTCGGTGCCTGAGGTTATATACTTTGACAGAACTATCCGTCCTGCACAAGACATCACCCTGTCATCACGCGCACATGAGGTAAACTACATGAAGGATACTGGCGCCAATGCCTATGTATGGCGTTATTCAGCATCCATCAAGCCCGCCATAGAAGCGCATACTGCTTCGCGTGCAAACAACAAGCTCTATTTTGACACTAAACCAAATGCATGGGGTCGTAACTTTATATGGGGTAAGGATCCGATCTTCCCAGTAGGGCAGAAGTTCCCATCTGAACTCACTCCTTATATATCAAAGGGCATCGCCCCTGAGTATCCGTCATTGGGATTTGAAGTGGTGCGAACTGCTAATTTTGATATTGAGAATCAGCGTAATCCACAGGGTGATTTGATGTATGATGAGGTGCCGCCACTTTATAAGGGTCTCACGGATGATGGTGTGAGTCTGGATGGTTATACAGTGAAGGACTTCGTGCTGCCATCGCAGTTTGGTCAGTACAAGAGCCTCTCACTGAGTATGATTGAGGGCATTAGCAGCGACTTTACCGATACTAGCACAGATGCATCACAATGGGCACTGTTTGACACCACCATGCGCTCCATGATATTATCCGGTCAGTACGACGCCAACGCAGTTGCGTCACAACCCAAAGAGATTGTGTACTGGTTATATAAGCCTGATTATGACACATATAGATGGGCAGAATATAAATGGTTCGACCAGTCTATCGTCACCACACTGCCAAAAAGACTTATATATAAGATTCAGTCTGACACCAACACAAAGAGTGACCTGGAAACAATAGTGCTAAAGATGATGTCAGGTGCAGAGGATCGCGCAGACTATATAGCAGGAACAGATTCGGGTATATTAAATCAGACAAGCATAAAATATGACTTTGCATATCTGCGTTCTTGCTATGATTTCCAGTACAATCTCATCAAGATTGAACCCGTAATGAATGCTAATAAATTCGCCAAGGACTCGATCTCAGAGCAAGTATTATATAAGTATATATATGAAATCATTGCTGAATTAAAATGAGCAACACATTAAGAAAAATAACAATACCCAAACTGAATCAGGCTGGCCTGGGAAAGGCCATCCTGGAGCAGTTTGCGAATATTGATTTCAACTTCCAAAAGCTCTCTGCTCTGGATGTGAACTCAGGACAGGCTGGTGCATCATGCATGTATGTACAGTACAACCTGGCAGCACCCCTTGTCTATGGTACATCGGACATCAACTCGGAAGCTTCTGCCAATGACTATAATGGTTGGACTAACTGGTCTGAGCAGATTGACAGCATTGCAGCAGCCATTCCTGAGGTGTGGGTAAAGGTGGTTGCATCGGTAGAGGAAGATTATAAAGAATACTATGCGCTGACTGGTGGCTCAAAGACTACATATGCTCAGATGGCTGCTTTCCTGTTGTGGGGTAGCACACGTACTTTTGTAGATTCAGGTACAGAGCCTGCAAATACATCCCTGACCGGAGCGCTGTATGAGAAGTATGCTGGTTCAGATGACCCAGTGGAGGTAACAGTTGGCGATAGAACAAGTAATATCTATGGTAACTGGCTGAGAGAGTTCTTTATCGCGGGATTCAAGAGCAGCAAACCCGACTTGTCTGTTCAGAAGCAACTGGTGATCGACCATCTACCACTGGTTACTCCTGGCCGAATGGTTATTGCTGTCAGTCCTCTGAAGGATGATCCAACATCCTATCGCCCCGTAGGCTCCCTGGCATACTGGTACCTGGATCCGCGTTATCAAACAAGCAGCACTAATGATCCGAATGTTTCTGATATGTCCTGTGTGATGTATTGGAGACCTGACAGTATATATAAGAATGATTGGGTGGGTAAGTTCAATATCCTGAATATCTTCCCAACACTCCAAATGGGTGCTGATGGTAAGTACACCTGGGTTGTAAATGGTTATAATACAGGTATTTCACCGGAGGGCACCAAGGGTGAGGCTGGTGAGGCTTCAAACTTCGTGATTGTAGAGCGTGTAGAAAATGTGATCGGTTATGACCCCGACAAATATCCTGCTGGTCGCGAAGTAACTGGCCCTGTTGCGGGTAGCTTTGAGCTCTATGTAGACGCATATACAGGTCGCAGCTCACGCTTTGAAAATATGCTCAATCAACAGGTGGCTACCTTTCCACAAGTGCAGGGAATGGATGGTGTAGAAGCTATTCAGACGCTTTCTGATCGCACTACGAAATATAAGGTCACTGTTGCAGAAGGCTGGCTCCCTGAGGGCACTACCATAACCCAAAATCTCACCACTCCGGAGAACCTTTATCGTATATATAGAGTTCTCGGTGCTGATACAAATAAACGTTTCTTCGCACCTGGCTCCGGTGCGGTAGCAAAAGATGTTGTAGATGCGCTGGATCATAAGGGCGATCCTTCTTGTGATGAGTACTACTATGGCGAACAAGTTTCTGTGCCCAACGCCGATGCTGATGTTCAGAAGCTCATTAAGTCACTAAATGGCGCTCCTGCACTTGTGTTGCCAGGCCCTGCGTTTCAGCAAGATAGAACAGACACTACGTTTTGGTTTGCAACACTGAAAGCTGTGCAGACTGCAGCTGGTGATGTATTACAGCTAGTGGCTTATTGCTCATCAGACGGACAGCTCACCACCAACCTGGATGAACACTCATATGCAGGTATGATGCAGAAGCTGGACACATATACTTACAAGAAGATTGGTGATAATCGCAAT